TCAACCTATTAAACTGAAATAATGCATTGGATTGATATAGCACATCGAGAGAGTAGCGCTTGGGTTATCGTATTCCTCTATTCCAGTGCTGCGCATTACGTCTAACACTTTTTTTTCATAAAGAGGATCTGTTGCATACCCAGCTTTTGCCACTTCATGTAAAAATTTCTCCGGTTCATTTGGATAAGAAAATGCAGCTGAAAAACGTTTATTAACTGTAAGAAATCGACCAAAATCGTCCGCTGATTGCTCCAAAGAATCGTATGAGCGAAAGCTGTCTTTTATTTTTATTGACAAGCCACCATAATTTTCATGCGTCATAAAGTTTATAGACTTACCTTTGGGGGATTTTCCTTTCACTCCAAAATAAACATTCCCATTCGACTTAACACCCCAAGCAGATTCAATTGCCCCTTGGGCAATCGTTACAGCAATGGGCACACCCCAATTGCGTTTAACCATGATAGCAGCAGGTAACGATCTGTTAATCCACTCTGATTTCTTGGCTGAGAACGGTAATGCTGCACGCTGAGCAAGTTGATTAATCGAATTACTGTCCGGTATGATCGCATCATGCTTATGAAGCTGTGAAACCTCATGCTGGGACGCACCAAATGTCCGACTTAACGCATTAAAAGTTGGCCCATGTAGATCCACTATTGAATCAGGATGTGCAAAATGGACATGGTTTCTCTGAAACATAACCAACCTTACGCAAGTTTTTGCTCCCCAGATCCCGTCCTCTTTTAGCGTTTCGATATTATCGTCACGAATCGCTCTATTCAGTAAAATCTGAATATTTCTGACATCGCTTGGGAAATTTGGCTGACCTACCCCAACCGAATGGTGAATCCTCCACCTCATATAACCTCCTGTATATATTCAACCCTTTCCCCACTAAAAAGCCTCTCTTCCCATAAACTATTTGCACGGTTTCAAGCAGCACAGTGTTCCTGGGTAATGCTTTCGTAGGTGAGATATATTGGTTCTGCTAGCCTGTAGGCTTTCTCTCTGGGTTTAGCAGCGTCTCCTGCGCACATTAAGCTTCTTTGGGGTATCTCCCTAGTTATGCCCCTAACTGTGACTTGATTTCGGTTGAGTCCAGTTGGGTATGGGCTAGAAACTACAATATGCGGGTTTTGAGTTGATTTCGGTAGACTTGGGAAGAGTTTGAAATGGTGCCGATAAGAGGAGTCGAACCTCCGACCTTCGCATTACGAATTCTAAGAACTACATTATAAACCAGTAACTTAACGCACCACACGGCGCTCACACGTCCCAATACACGGAAAGTTACGGTAACTGACTGAAGGCAACCTTTGGTCACCAGTCCCAAATCTGTCCCAGAGGATTACCGCAGGCCACTCATGGGTGATCTGCGATAGTGCTCTAAAAGAAAAACCAACCGAACCGAACCCGATGGTGCCCTCATAAGTGAGGGTACCATGCGATCAATAGCTGATCAGAAGCTTCTCAAATGCTAAACTCTTCCATCACTTAAAGTTACCATTACTGAAAATGCCTATAAAGAGGAATTAGTGGACAAAATCAGGTCGATTCATTACCTACGAGGAATTGCAGCGCTGCTTGTTGTAGCCTTCCACTTGCGCTCTAACTTAAATAATGTTTATGCTCAAAAGGATCTAGGCGAACTTCTTTTTGTGAGTGGTTCTTCAGGCGTGGACTTATTTTTATAATAAGTGGTTTTATAATTGCACTTTCAACGAGAAATTATTCAGGGGCTACTGATTTTGCAATAAAAAGAATTTTTAGAATATACCCAGTACTCATATTCTCACTTATTCTATTCTGGCTGGTAAGTATTTCACCTGAGTTATTTTTATTCATTAAGTCAGCCATACCATTGCATAGAGATTATAACCTAGATGCACCTTTTTTTGGGTATAACGTCCTTCTCCCAGCATGGACACTTACATATGAAATATATTTCTATTTTATATTTATGGTTTCCATGGCAATATCACACAAGTATAGAACGTCAATTTGCTCATTATTAATAATTGCTTCTGTGTGTGGATTGCAATACATATACAATGGAAGCATTGGTATGTCTGGTAAGGACGTGGCTCAAGTAAATTCATTTGGGTTGCCATTTTCTTTTTTAAAGCTAATGTCATCGCCAATGCTGATTGAATTTGTATATGGGATGTTATTATACGAACTTAGAGGCATTCTTAAGAAAATCCCATGTGTTAACATGGTGTTTTTTGCGTGTGTTGTTTTTTATGTGTGTTGTTTTTTCTCAACATACAGATATTTTTACGGTCCTCTAAACTTCGGAATGTGGGCGTTCGTTCTAATATTTGGCGCACTAGCATACGAGTCTCAGCGCGGCATTAAAGAAAGTAAAACACTATCATTTTTAGGTGACATATCTTTCTCACTTTATATGACTCATGTTATTGTAATTCATTTCTTTAGAAACTACTGGCCAGATGCACCAATCTATGGAATGGGACCCGGAGTAGTAAGGGTTATATTCATAGCTGGTATTTCTATCGTTCTTTCATACGTTGTTTTCAATTTAATAGAAAAGCCACTGATTAAAATAGGAAGGAGTTTGATTTCAAGGATAGACTCCAGAAGAAGCTAAAATTGCAATGCATAAAGCAAGCCCCGCATAGCGGGGCCTCTACCTATCTACCTTCTCCTTTTCCAGTCACAATAACTAAGCTAAATTCGCTATCAGTTAGTACATTAGCTGAGTCACGAATTCTCACAGTGAACTTTATATTACTGTCTTTTATGGCATCGGCACGAAAACCAGTAGTGCCAGGAGTTGGAATTACAACATAACTAGCTGTATTTAATCCAAATGTATATGCGCTTGATATAGCGTAAACACCCGTGCTTGTTTTTGTACAAGTGAGCCATTGCGGAGCCATAGTCAACCCGCCAGTAGGAGAGACTATTACAGGAACGGATGACCCTGCGGTAACCACACCACTAGACATATTTGTTGACTGACTGAAATAGCATGTGTCCATCCCATTAACTTTAAGGAATGGCTGTGCATAGATAACCGGTTCGGTAATTGAAGGGACATATCCAGAAGCAGTTTGAGTATAAAAAACGTTCCCGTTAAGATTTAAAATTACAGGGCCGCCGCCTGAGCTTCTAGGGAATATCACATACTTACAACCGCGCCCGCGGGAGTTACCGCGCCCGAACACGCAATTGTTTAGGTTCACGATAAGCGGCGACCGGGTCGTGTTGTCAATCTCTAAATCCGCCCACCCCTCATTCCCTTCAAAATAGCAGTCATTGAAGTTTATAGTGGATAGCGGCTCTACCACGCGAAGGCTTACATTTCCAGTAAGGTCTGTTCCTCCCGTGTCGTTAACGTCCCACCCGTTATTCTCAAAGTCACACCCTGTAAAGCTAACTCGAGTACCGGCATCTCCTACAACAGCATAACGATAGTTGGAGCCAAACTTAACTCCAGTAAAGTTATTGGCATTCATAGGTGAGTTTAGCCCCGTGGTCATATACAGGCCGGTCTCATTATAATCTACAGCTATGTTTTCAAAGTCACTTACAAGTATACCTTTAAGTGCCACACCAACGCGATTGCGTCGAACGCGAATGTTTCGCGCGGCAACGTTTATTGCGCTGTTCAGTACAAGACCTCTGCCAGTATTATTGGTCCCGTATACGCAGAAATTTTCGAAACGCATGCCGCTAAAGATACCCTGCCCGACTTTTGCTGGATCTACATAGTCGTTGCCAGTGTAAATAATGCAATCGTTGTTGTTTGTGTTGAAAGTTGTATTGTGCTGCGACTCACCAGTCAGGTCGTAACGCGCACTCTTTCTTCCAAGAACTGGAAACGTCGCACCTGTGAAATCGACTGTAATTGGTGAACTTACCGTGTATTGCCCATCCTGAACCTCGATTCTACCTCCGGTGTTCACTGCGCTTTGCAAAGCAGCAGAAATATCCGCACCGTCCTTAACCCCCCACCACGCAGCCTTCTTAGAACCTTCATAGGCTCTTTTCCAGCGACGGCCTACGGAGTCAACCAACACTGTGCCGTCATCATCTGCTGACGTTGTGTCAGTGGTATCAACGAAAAACCAGCCTTCCCCGCCGTCTCGCTTTGCTGTACGACCAATACATTTAATCTGATCACCGGTAACGTTGGATTCACGGATCTGCGCGTATGTTGCGCCACCGATTAACGATTCACCGTCTGTATTGCTGAGCATTACTCGAAGTACTGCATCACCAACACTCAGCCACGCGCCGGTACCGATGCCACCTGTTGAAGCTGGAGTAGACGCAGCTGACACAGTTTTCGGGAACGCTCCATCCCATCTGTAATAATCACCATCTCCGTCAGGCAGTTTCCAGCGCAATACTTGGTTGGGTAGAGTTAGTGTTGCACCGGCTTGAAATGAGTCCATTGGCACCCATCCAAAGGCTGAAATAGCCTCTTGAGCAAGTTGGCGCAGACCTTCAATAGTGTAATGCTCGCCACCGAAGCGATCGACATATTTAAGAGCAAGTGAAGTTACGAACTCGTCAATTTTCCCAGCGTTAAACTTAAGGTCTCGTGGTGATTCACTTGGTACGGGTAGATTTGTAGGTTGAGTCGCCATAATTTTTCCATAAAAAAACCCAGCTCGATGGCTGGGTTATTGAGAGTTGGTTTTGGTTAGACGTTATAGTCTGGTTTCGCGTCGAAATACTCGTCACACGTCAGTGAGAACGTACCGTCAGAGTTAGGTTTTTTGTCTGATACTCGCCAGCGCATAGCCTCCATTTCAGCAGTTGTTGCGATGACATAGCGGGATGGTGATTGAACGTTGTAGCCGTCGAATATATTTAGCGTGATGCTCGGCACCGCCGCGGTGAATCCAAACTTGGTGTCTGTGCGTGGGTATGCTCTGATTTTGTCTGTAGAGTTGCCAATCGAATCGGTTACCCTGACATGCATGTCGCCAGCAAAGTTAATTTGCTCGCTCGTATCAAAGTAATTGCCGTTACGCGCGACGATGTAACCGGCTTGCTGGTTTGTATCGTATGTATCCGCAACAACAATCATTTCACCGGGTGAAACATACTCACCATCCGCCAGCGTCTTCATGTTCATCTTCATGCGTGAGCTGACCAGCCGATTAACTTCCAGAAGCGCCCTGTCTCTGGCTTGATACTCGTTGCGGCAACCGCTTAGCGATATCTTCAGAGGAGATAAAGCCGCTTGTCCAACAATCCCTGTGTCCGTAATGCGATACCTAATGTAGGTTTTCTTGTTTGTCTTCGGACTCACATACTCGATTTCTACACCGTCATATCCTCCGGGCATGGTCATGTCGTAACTGATTTTGTACTCATCAGCGACAATGTTGGCGCGGTTGAATACCGCCGAAGGGAACTCTTTGCGCTCATCTCTTGCGAACGTCAGAACGCCGTCGTCCCAGTACGCGATCACTCGGGCAGCGTTGCAGATAGTTTCTACACGGTTACCAAGGGAGATGTCTTCATCATCAAACGTATAGTCGAAGTATCCCAATAGCGGATCCGGCAATGACTGATAGATGCTGTAGAGCTCGTACAAATCTATCGTGTCTTCCGGTTGCTTTCCTATAACCAACCACTCGTGCGCCACTGCATCAGCAAAGCTGCGCGACGGCCTGAGCGTATAGTCAACGGTGCGAGTGTTGATGTCATAGCTGATTGTGTGACGTGTAACGAGTGCGTTGTATTTGCGATCACGTGATCCTGTGGCCTGTTCAGTTGCGCGCACCGTGACTTTCACCAGCGTGTCATTTGGATAGGTCACATTCTTGCGTCGCGTGACTGAGTGCGCCTCTGCTATTTGCAGAAGATTGCTATCAGAACTGTTGTTAGTTTTTCGCAGCTGGAACGCATATCGCGCTTTACCGTAAGGAGGTGTGAACTTGAATGTGCCGTATATGTAATCAGCGCGACTATCACTAGCGTTGAAAACATAGCCTGAGTAGCTGTACTTAGGAGATATCCTATCGTTATCGTCATTTACAGCCCAATACTCAATCAAGAAGTCAGCGCCCTCTCGCTTACCAAGCTGTGCTTGCAGGTGAACCCAAAGCTCATCGCCTTCAATTGCCGCGAAGTATGGACCCGAGATATTCCCTTTGTTTTCAGTCAGCGTGAATATCGTGTTATTGATTGTCGATCCAGATGGAATCTCGACAGGACTGTTGATTGATGAAAGTTGGAAAGTGAAGTAGTTAACAGGGTCGATAACTGCTCCATCATCTGACTCAGTCGCAGCATCTAACGACGCTGAAAACGTGACATTTTCAGTAACATCACCGGATGCTAAATGACGTGTTACGTTGACGGTAACTTGCACTGGTAGAGGCTTAGGGATGTCATAGAAGTAATCAAAATCAGATGACTGCACGATTTTAACCGCGGCAGATGTACCAGTGATTGTTCCTGACACCACATCATTCGTTGTTGCCGTAGCGACTTGCTCGCTGTTGTCTTCGTTTGGCCCCAGCACCTCCTGCCCGTCAACGTCATCAAATTCGAATCCTTGGATGATTTCTGGAATGACAGTATCAGGAGGATAAAACTGGTAACTTGCACCGGCAATAGAACCCAAGCTTGACTCTGAATAGCGCACGCTCTCAACCGTGTAGTTCCCAATCCCGAAATTCATCCACTCTGTGACGTACTTGATGTTGCCAATAAATTCGAACATAGACTGCTGAATCAAGTCTGGAAATGAGCGAACCTGACCGTAAATATCAGGGCGCGCTTGATATGTGCGGGCGATATTTGTTTGACCGGTCAGCTTATTGTTTGGACTCTCTTTAGCGTTGTTATCTGCTGCTGACGAAAAGAAGGCTTGGGCGCCAAGAAAGAGAATACTTTGGTGACGAGTTTGAAAACAGGACTCAGAATGTCGCTAACGATGCTCCGCGGCTGATTGAATATCTGGATGCGGTGAAGTTCTGTTAACTCAAATGAAAGCTCTGTTTCCTCATCTGACAACACGCCATTAATGACGATCGCAATATCCCTATCAAACGCTTGCTGCTCCAACCACGTGTAAAAGTTAGAGCCGTTGGCCAGCTTAATCCTCTCCTTCGGCACTCCCGGTAAGTGCTGTATTTCTAGAAGTGCCATACGAATAAAACTCCACTTTAGTGAACACCTTTTCCATTACGCGCAGCTTGTCGAACCTCACAGAGCCATTAAGTCCGCGACTGTGTAATGCCATACCGTTGAGCACTAAACCCACATGCTCAGCCCTACGCCCCATATAGCCAACAAAAATGCCATCATCGACGGGTACTTTCTTCCGCTGCCAAAACACCACTTCTTCGCGATAACAGGTCAGGAAATCACGGTTACTTTCATACCCAGCCATGTGATGCACTTCTTTGCAGAGAACATGCCTGTAGTACAGCGCAACAAGGCCCCAGCAATCACAGGCGTCCATAGAGCAGGCGCGGTTAGACCACGGAACGCCGATCATCCGTTTGATAAAGTCAGATTTAGTCATGGTTTATCCGATTTCGAGACCGGGCCAATCTGCTGGGTCATACAGCAAGGCCACGTTAGTGTTAAGCGGATTGGTCATAGATAGAGAAACGTTGACGTTATCAGCATCAAGTGAGCAGTCTTTGACGTACAACTGCCACTCCTTGATCGCTATTGTCATGTCTTTAGAGTCAAACAGCCGATAGGTAACTGTGATCGGTTCAATGCGACTATACGAACGCCAGACCTTCAACTGTTGCTTAAAGTCCTGCGCCAAACGACTGAACTTAATCGTTGAATCGATGATTGGTGTGCTGCTTTGCTGGCTTTCAGATAGCTCGAATCGGCATGGCTTATACTCCACGCCGCCGAGCGTCTTCGGGAAAACTTGGTTATTGACTAGATAGAAGCTGCCGAAAGATACATGATGAAACTCAATAGTCTCGTAGATTATCCGGTTCGGGCGCTGAGCCCGATACTCTCTTAGTGTTGGCATTGTTATGGCACCCTAGGCAATGATTCCGGATCGCGGTTATCAGGATAGCCAGTGACGATGATATCCAGCCAGCTATCCCACGGCGGCGGCAGCTCGACAATAATGTCGTCAAACTCATCATCAGCATTATTAAGCTTCCTGCAGATGACATTCCCCGACCACGTGAAGATATTTCCCGTCTGGTTCCACGTTGGCCACGCAGTGAAGTGCAACTCCTGCAACTCTAAACCTGTGTCTCCGGTGCCATTGTTCAACCGCATTGAGAACCACTGGTTACAGTTATCGAGATAGTTAGGACTGCGCAGCCACTGCATAAAGGCTCGGTGCTGTGTGAGCGTGAATATCCACTTGAGAGAGAATGACGTCTTCAGGTCGTCGGTTAACTTCTGAAAGATTGGCGCGCCGACCAAAGGCTGATCTGTTCTGAATCCGGTATCCGTCGCCGGACTCTTGTCAGACTTCTGCGCCAGTGGCAGCCAATCAGGATATGGAATAGCCATCTTAGCCCCCTGTGGCGCGTGAAGTTGCTGTTGTATTACGGGTTATCGCAGAGTGCATAGGCCCTTTGTTATCCATGTCCATGACAAATGCCTGAATGGTGAGATTGTTGCCATCTTGCGATGCTTGTGCGTCGTAGGCATGACTTCCAGATGTGTTGTCGTTGAATACTACTGTCACCTGAATGTTGCCGCTGCTTCCGCTGGAAATGTCCTTATTGCTTATAACCGAGCCATTATCTCCGGGTATCATGTACTGACTGCCATTGCTGGCTCGAAAGATTTCAGGCATCCCGCCCTCACCAACCCTATACATAGAACCAGCAGACACGGGCCCACCATTTTTACGCATGCCAGCCAATGCTAGCCCGCTTGATAATCCGACAGTGCTCGTTATCGCAGCGGCAGCAGGGACTGAGTTTGCGCCTAAAGTTGCAAGCGATGTCATTGCAGCCGCAGGAGCCCAAGCAGAAGCGACAACAGCTGCTTGCCCTACTGATGCTGCTGCCGCCGCATCCCCCATCGTCTGACCAACAATGAAGTTTTTGAGCGCTTCAACACCAACCTGAACCAACGAGTTGATAACGCTATTCAGTATCGTGCTACCAAGCGAACGCATAGCATCAGAGACTGACATTGTTCCTGTGAGAAGCCCGGTGATTGCGTTTGATGCATTACCAGCAAAGGCATCTACAGCGCTGGTTAACATGTCATAGCCCAACCCTTGCTGACTCAGCAACTGCCACTGTGCTGCCGTTCTTTGAGCTTCATACTCAGTGTTAGCAGCATTCATCAGCGCTAGCCCCTGCTCCTCGGTGATTACACGCTGAGCTGTATACTCTTTAATAAGAGCAAGCTTTTGCGCATTCTCATTTGCAAGTTGCTGCACCGGATCAACCTGTCCGGCGAGTTGCTGCTGAGGTGTGACTACCGCTTGAGAGCTGGCATTGGCAATCGCCTTGGAGTAATCCGCAGCAATTTGAGCGCGGCGTTGTTGAGATTGCTCAAACGTGACGTCACCGGCTTTAAGCTGCCGATCAAGTTGAGCATTATCCAAGTCACGCTGTTGTTTGGCTTTTGCTGCCGAGTCAGCATCTATAGCGGCTTTCTTATCTGCTGCTTGCTGCTGAATATCGAATATTTGTCCTGCTTGCTGTTGAGCTTGTTGGATTTGAGCCTGAGTAGCTCCGGCGCCAAGTTCCTGAACTGCTGCTAATTGGGCTGCTTCTCTGTTCAATCCCTTTGACTTCAATGCTGCAACAGACATCTCATTAGATAAGTCTTGCAGCTTTTTAGCGCGCGACTCTTCCGCTCGCTCTGCCGCTGTTTGCTCTTTTGCTGAGGCCTTAGTCTCCTTAGCGACCTCTTTTTGAGACTCTGCCAAATCAAAGTTAGCCCCAGCATTTTCCCGAGCGATGCGAATTGTTTCATCATCGGCGCCTAACTTTCTCAGTTGCTGTTCAACCTTAAGTTGTTCGCGTTTCCTAAGATTAGTTTCTGACAGCAATTCATTTTGACTATAGAGGTCGTCGAGAACTTGCTGTTGCTTTGGATCACGTTGAACAGTTAGCGACGTAGCGTTGAACTTTTCTTTTTGTCCGGCTGCAAATCCTATAGCCTTACCTAACTGGTTCATCATGCCAGCCGCAACGCCAGCTTCTTCACCATCTCGGCGAAGTAAATCTATACCTTGTTTCATGTTGCCATTGAGGTTGGCTTGGCCGATAACGATGGCGCTTTTAGTTTGGCTTAACCTAGTGCCGGCCTTCTCAGCATCAGCCTCTGCAATAGCTAATTCATTCGTATATTTTGTTACAAGCCTGTTTGCTTCAGCATATCTAGCAGATCCCTTGCTAGCGCTATCTAGACTTTCCTGCGCACTTGCTAGTCTAGATTTTAGAGTATCTACAGAGGAGGCTGCATCTTCATATGTTGCCCCTAGCTCTGGCAATGCTGTCCGCAATTTAGCTATGGTTGCATTTAGCTCTGTTGCTGACATCTCCTTCATCTTTCCAGTGAGTTCGTTCACACCATCAGCCAATTCTGCCGCTGCTCTCTTAGCCTCCTGAGCCTTCTGGTAGAAGAAAAAGATCGCCGATGCAGCGAGGGTAGCAAAGCCAACTGGGCCACCAACTAGAGATAATGCCTTGCTAGCAAAGCTAGTCGCCGCACCAAAAGCAGATAGCTTCGTTGACGCAGTGAACGCAGTGGCAGCCACCTTCAACTGGCTCGCAGCCGCCATAGTCAGAGCCGCGACATATCGAGAGCCGATTACAGCTGCAACAGCGATCACGACAGTGGATACCGCGTCAAGATTTTCACTCAGGGTAACAACCGTATCATTGAAGATTGCGACAGAAGCACGGACGGTTGTTGAACTACCAATAAACTGGGTTAAGTTGTTTCCAGCAATTGTCAGAGACTGACCGATAGTGGAAATAGTGTTAGAAAATTCGCGCCCGATCGCGTCACCCTGTGAAAGAAGACCATTAACCACAACATCAGTCGTCAACTGCCCTTGGGCTGCCATTGCGCGAAGCTGCCCAATATCCATGCCCAGTGAATCAGCTAACGCGTTTGCCAGTCGGCTCCCCTGTTCTGTTACAGAGTTAAACTCTTCACCACGCAATGCACCAGCCGCCAACCCTTGTGATAACTGAATTACTGCATTGCTTGCCTCTTCAGCTGTGGCGCCGGAAACAACAAAACCTTGGTTTATGATTGTGGTTAGACGGGTTAAATCCTCTGCACTTGTGCCATAACTACGCGTTGCCCTTTCAAGCCTTGCATAGAGTGAAGCGGTAGCATCTAAACTGGCGCGGGTATTTTGAGAGATATCAAATACCCGCTGTGTTACAGAAGTTAATTGCTCGCCTACACGAACGGAGTTGGCCAGCTTGTTGTTAACCGTTGTCCACGCATCTGCATAGGCTGCAATTTCACGAACCGAAAGCGCAGCAGTCAACGCAGTAGCAACTTTGGTTAACGATGCAAATGATTTACTTGTGCTATCCGCGGCCTTACCGGTTTTCGCAAACTGTCCATCCATCTTATCCAGACGGTCATTTACTTTCTGCTGAGCGGCAATGAGTCCAGCAACATCCATCTGGACGGTGTAAATAATATTCCCGACTTCCTGCTCGCTTGCCATTACGATCTCCAGACATAAAAAAACCTGCCGGAGCAGGTTGTGACATTAAGCGGCCTTAGCCGGTAATTTCTTAGACTTGACCAACCTTCGGCGACCAGAGAGTAATTCAGCAGTCCGTTTATCATCCGCGTCGATCACCGCGTCATACTCTTCCTTCGTGAATCCTTTCTCTTCTGGATACTTAGCTTTAAGCATGAGCTGGAACTCTGTCATGGTTAGCTGTTCAGCCTCGCTTCTAGGCATGTTGAAATGAGCCCGCGCCGCGTTTATATAATCGACCACTCGAAACTCTGATGAATACTCATCTTTGCTTTCATGCTTTTGTAGCTTTCTGAGCTTGGCCTTACCGATAACACCATGCTCGATTAGCTCACGCGCAATGATGATTATCTCCCCAATCCCCATTTTGCCTTTGCGGTAGACGACACCTTTTTTACCGGGCCTCCACTCTCCAATCAGCAAGGTTAAATCATCGTCACAGCACGCCTGCATTATGCTCATCGCTGTAGCCAAGACGGGGCGGCCATATACGGGAGTCTTTATTGTTTTTAACAGCCATTCAGGGACTTTCCCCCATGCATCAGAGGCTTGTGAAATTAGCCTAAAAACCTCAAATCCATTCATGGTTGCGTGCGCAGCGACGATTTCAGACGGGGATCCGATTCTTGCCATAGAAACAAAAGAAGGCCGAAAGAAATAGTCCCTCTCACGGTCTGAAATAAGCATTTCGCCAATGTCGGTGATCGGGGTCATGTGAATTCCTTGTGAGCAGTATCGAGGGCATCACCGATACCCTCTGTAGTGCTTACTAAGCAGTTACTGTTGCCGCGTAAACCGCAGACTTTGCGCCGTCGGTTGTGGTGACAGTGATGTTTGCCGTACCAGCCGCCACGCCAGTTACCGTTACCGTGGTGCCAGACAGTGTTGCCGTCGCCTTTGATGGAGCTGATGACGTTACCGTGTAGGCTTTGTTGGTTGCGCCAGCAGGGGCTACATCTACCGTAAATGTGGTCGTTGCGCCAACGGCAACACTTCCACTGGTCGGAGTGACAGTTACACCCGTAACAGGAACTTCCTCTTCCAGATATTCGACAGTATCAGCGTCAGCCACTTTGAATTCGCCGGAATAAGTTGCGATGTCAGATGCCCCGAACTCGCCAGACCATGAGGTCGCAGCCATATAGCCTTGGAGAACTACGGCGTCTTCACCGGTGAAATCAAACTGAACCCAGTAAGTCGGCTGGCGGCCAGATTTGGTTTCTGCCAATAGCTCTTTGGATAGTTTGATTGGGCCAAAGTCAGTTGGCTTATCGCGCTTACGCCACTCACCATCAAAGCTGATAGTCAGGTCCATGTTAGTAACAAGGTTCTCAACCAGACCTTTGGTGTCATCAGCCTCAGAAGTAACAGTGTTCATTGAATAGTCGATTGACTTGGTAGTCAGAGCGCCCATGCGTACGAACTCTGATTGTTCTGGAACTGTATCTGGGCAGCCTTCGGCAAGACGCAGAATAGCGACGCGGCCAATTAACTTCCCGTAATCATTCTGGCAATCTGCCATGGTGACTTACCTCTTTTGTTGGAAATAAAAAAGGCCACCATAAGGCAGCCTGTTAGTTTTGAATTTGGTTATGCTGTGCAGCGGAACAAAAGTCTGATGACCGTTCTTCCCTCTTCCGTAGGTATTGGCGTTGGCATCCCGCCGAGATTGAAGACTGAATTGAGGCAAGAGTCATCAGGGTTATCTGTCACATAATCTAGAATGTCCTGTGCATGCTGAACTACAGTCTGAGCGTCATTCTTAGCGCTAACGAGAACAACCTGAACATTATCATCAGCACTCAGGTCTTTAATGCGTGGGGTGCCGCCATTTGGCTGAAATACAATGTATTTCATGTTCCCAGAGTCACTCTTCTGCTCTACCCACTGCACCATCTGCACTTTGTATCCGTCAGTTAGCCCAGCATCCTCCAACCATTCGCGAAACTTAATGAAAACTGGTGTGCTCATAACTTCATCTCATCGGCAATGGCCTTGTCGATTTGGCTTCTGCTTTCCTCAAATCCCAGCTTAAGGAATTCTTTTCTTGCCGTTGATCTGCGGAAATTTTGTTTAACAGATGGGTCATGGACGTATACTGCATAGTTTGCAGAATAACCAACACGCCCAGTCAGCATCTTCCCTGATACATTAACGTCACGAAACTGAGAGTTGATAAGTGTTGAGGTATCAATTGGGGTATAAAGTGAGGCTTGCGCCCCGCCGATATAGAGAGCCTTATAGATTGCTCTCACTGCTTTTCGTCCTTGGATGTCACCAATCAACTTTGTTAGGTTGGCTTTTGCCTTAGCGATACCCTTCACCTTAACGCCCATATCAGACTCCGGTTATCAATGCATAATCATCAGCAACGCGATCAAATGTGTCCGCATAGCGAATGATGTGCTTAATCTCATCGGCACCGGCGTCGATTGGGTTGGCCTCGGTAGAAAATCCGATCAGCAGGTAGTCACCCTCTTTAGCTTCTGCGTACTCAGTCCAGACGGTATCTTTCACCACGAACTCACGACCAACATCAGCGTTACCGCGTTTAGAGTCGCCCCCATAGTCGCATGCAATAGTGAAAGGTGCGGCGAATGATGGCTTATTCCACTCATCAGTTCCGATGCTGCGCCAGATTGTGGCCTCTGCGGTATAGCTCCAGTTGGCTGTCGCTGTCATTCTCGCCACCCCACAATAGTCGGATTCTCAGCCGCAACCTTTGGGCAGTTGATCACCCAATCACCATTGCTCTTAACGTAGGCCGTCACCTTTCTACCGCTGTCGGTATTGGCCCACACAACTACGAATGGCTTAGGCAGACGCTGGTCTGCTGGTATCGATGGCATTAGCAACCTCCAACCACATCAAAAAAGCCAACCGTGCTACCAGCGGTAATGGGTAACGTGTTGGCACAGCCATTCGTATCAAGCGATGACAGGGAGCTTCTAAGCCATGATATTGCATCATCGCCATACTCAAAGGAGCGACTAGCGCCAGAAGGTGCAGACTGAGATTTAATCTTTCTGGCACCGGATGAGGCAGACATTAGCGCTGCGGCATACATCAGGATTAGCTGCTGGGTGCAATCGTCATACCCTGCCTCATTCATGCAGTCGATGATTGAGTTAACTCGACAAAGGATCGGAGTTAATAGCGAGTCTGGAATGGAATAGCCCAACTCAGCGAGGAAGGCTTTAACATCATCAGCTGTAATTGGGTTTGCCATGGTTACTTAGCCTTTTTCGATTTTGCTGTCTGCTCGGTCTGCTCGGTCTGCTCGGTCTGCTCGGTCTGCTCGGTCTGAGCATCATCACCCTCCGCAGGAGTTGCAACCTCAAAGGTCTGCTTCTCAAGAACTTCCACCAACCCGGACTTCTCCCATTTTTCTGCTGTTGAATTATCAACATTCACCTGTGAACCAACCGCCAATTTCTGGAGGTTGGCACCAGAGAACAGGTTATTGCTAACCACTTTAACTAGTGCCATTAGAAAGCCCCTTAGCTGTGTGCGTAGATAACGCCGTGTTTCAGGTTGATGTCCTGCTTAACCATCAAGCCCATAGCGCCCCAAGTACGCCAGATATAATCTGAGTTGTAGAACGGACGCGGATCAGCAACAGTGCCGATTGCCTGACCGACAACTGGAGCAATAACACCTGCGCCCAATGGAACAATCAGGATCTGGTTTCCAGTAAGCTGAGCATCTTCTTTGATGGCGGCAATACCTGACAGCTTGAGCAATTCCTGAAGAATGGTGCCTGATTGGTAGTTATCGCTGAAGAAGCGCTCCAAGTTAGACATGATGTCACTGGATACATACCAAGTTTGCTGTGCATACATGCTGTTTGTGATTTTCAGCGTGTCGCGCAGCTTAATCGCAGCATTACGGATCTGCTCAGAAGTAGCAGTAGGAGAGGTAAAGTCAATGTTCAGGCCAGATGCGCCCAAATCAACCAGACCAACGCGATCATCATTTTTCAGGCCTTTCCATGTTTTGCCATCAAAGGTCACATAGTTACCTTCGGAGTCACGGAAGCCGTTGAACATATAATCCACGTACTGGCGGCGAACATCATCAACAGAACCTGCTTGAGCATCTGACAGAGAGGCCAGCGCAGAGCCTTTATTGAAGATTGGATCACGCCAATGGAACTTAAAGCCAGAGTCATGCACTGGAACCATCGTTCCATCAAAGCTGTATGCGCGTGCATCCAACGCAGCACCAATCTGACCAGACATTGACGTATGCGCCCAGCCACGCCCGCCGGTGCGAGCGTATTCATACACCGACTCTTCCAAGCGAACAGAACGCGATAGTGGGATCAGGTCATTCAGCAAAGTGAATTCAGTATTCGGCTCAAACTGCGCTAGAACGGTTTGGTCATAAGCACGGTATAGACGCTTAATGTCATCTACAGCATTGGCTGCATCTAAACGACCGGCGTCTTCACGGATACCACGCGAACGGCCAATAAAGTCTGCTGCCGCCTGTTCACCCTGCGCTCGGGCTGTCTTCAGTTCATTAAATTGAAGCTGGTTAACTTCGTAGTTGCCGGTCTCTTCACCCAGCTTTTTAGAAAATACAAACATTCAGGCTCTCCTTACTTAATCACGACACGCAGCAGATCACCCGCGGCAGTTGTGTATGCTTTGTCTTCTTCGACGAATGCGCGGATAGATTCACCGCTTGCGTGTGCTTTTACCTGCCCATCAGCAATTGAGAGCGGCTGGCCTTTTTTATACGTTCCGGCGGCGGCGCGGACGTTCAGGAACATCCCTTGCATTGGCTGGATGCCAACGACTAATTCACCAACAGGGATTGCGTCGTCGACTGTTTGGCAGCGCAGATAATCGTAATCAGCGACATATAGGATCGCCTCTTCATTGCCATCTACTGACGCGGTGAACTTACCAGTAACGAATGTTCCGATAGTGCCAGGCTTCGTGGCCGCTGCCGCTGCACCTTCTCGATTTAGAACCGGATTAGGGAATACGCCACCGGCGTGGATTACGTGCTTTCCGTCTTTAGCCATTTTTATTTACTCCGGCATGTCAGAAATTGAGGTGTCAGCGCTATTGAAGTTGAACGCCGGATTGATTGGGGATGATGTCTGGCACTTAGCATACAGACCGTCCAGAGCGGCACCGTCCAATGCGTTAACGGCAACGTCATCAAGGGAAAACTTAGCCTTTACCGCTGCGCGTTTATCTGACTTTTCTTTGTCAGCGTTTGCCGATAGTTGGGTTTCGAGATTTGCCAACTTTTCGTTTAGTGGCCCCACCGCCTTAGTCACTGCCGCCGTAATAGCATCTTCATTTATGGCGGTTGCCGCTGGCTTCATTTGCTCGTTGTAGGCATCCCAGACCTGATCGTCGGTCAGCCCGTCGGTTTTAACGCCTGCGGCATTGAGCGCGGCGATCATCTTTTCTTTCATCGGGTTTAGTTCCTTATTTGTGGTTTTTACTTCTTCGTACTCGGTTGGTTTGCGCACGACTTCTACGGGGTCACCGACGAGAGCCACCTGCTCGTCTGAGATGAGATACTTTTGCTGATAGGATTTGCTGCCTTCGTGGAATACGAACTTGTCAGTCCAAATTGCATGTATCCAGCGGCGCGTTTCAGACGTCGAGTTCTGGTTAATCAGTTCATACAGGCGGCTACTGATGTCATCGAAAGAGAGGTCTGAGTTCGCAAACAGGTGAAACTTGATGTTATCTACCAGACTTGAGCCGCGATAATCAGCCGCTTCTGACAGATTCACTTGTTCAATATCAACGTCTTGCTTTTCGTTGCTCGCGTTAACGAAGATCCCCACGCCATCATCCGGCGTCGCAGCGCCCTGCTCATCAAGCAAGATAGCTACATGATCGAATAGCATGTTGCGCGCTACCCACGTGTACTTCTTGCCTTTTGACTTGCCGCTATTTTTTTCACGCTGTAGCAACAGGCCTGTAGATACGTGAATAGGCTTGGCGTCAGAATTGGCCGCCAAATCATCAAGGCGCTCTAGTACCCGCTTTCCGTTATCGGTAGCCGAAGCGAAACGCTTGTTAATGAACATATCCATGACAACGCGATCGCCATCTTTGCGGACATTCTCAGCCCATGCGCCTACGTGGAATTTGTTTACCGCTCGCGGGTTATTAGCACTGACGTACTCGCCGCCAATTTTGGGATGGCCCAAAGGCATTTGATTGCCTTCGAGTGTCTTAAAGCTTTTGTTAATTTCCTCAGCCGGATACAACCCGCCATTCATCACAACATCGTCAACGACAGGCACAACGCCGCGAATGACGATATGCTCGTCACCGTCGATGGTTTCAGTTGAGATATTTGCGGAGTTGATAGCGAGGGATTTAACGTGGATGCTGGATAGCTTCACGCTGAGTCCTCTGTTTGATTATTTCTGCGCGGTCATTAACCCAATAAGATAGTCAGCTTGGCTGTCGGCGTCATATTCTTCAGTTTCGAACTCATCAGGGTTTGAATTGTATTTATCAATCCACTCATGTATCGCTGCTCTGATTTGAGATGCGCTAAATAGCTGTCCGTGATTTATATCGCTTGGGTTTTCTGATGGGGCATTGCTATGCATGATCACTCCTAACTATGGAATTTGAACCAATAAAAAAGGCCACCGAAGTGACCTGTTTATGATGTTATGCTGCTTGCGGCAATTCTTCCGTTTGCCACTGCTTACGCTCTGCGGCCAACTTATCGACCAATCCCTCATTGAATACACTGCCGTCGTCGTTGACCAGCACCGGTATCTGAGAGCAATAACAGTTATAGCGGTTGCCACCCTCAGCATAGAACGCTCTCACTTCTTCCGTTGTGTAGGTTCGTCCATGCCGTGAGGCATGCCAGCTTCGTGTGGTGGCCTTTAGTGCAGATAACCAAAGCAGTTTGGTTTTCAGTCCTAACCTATCAGCGGAAAAATCCGTTTCCATCCACTGAGCTTCACGCAATGCACCGACCTGCTCAGTTTGAGCAATGGTCTTGGCCTTACCCATCGACACATCAAGCCGCTTACTGATTATCCTTGCGGTCTCGCGGGGGTTAACACCTCGTCCGATCGCATCTGAAATCACGTTTGCTAAGTCAGCACGCGCAGCATCACTAATGCCTTTCCAGTCGCTATACGTTGATACATACGCCGCGGCCACCTGATTCTGATAAGCAGGAGACGACAGGAGCGCCTGCATAGTGGTTTGCTGTGCGTAGACTTGAGATTGTGCGGATAGGTTTGTGTAGGCGCTCTGAGTGCCTCGTTCGAACTCAGCAGCAACGTAATCCAGAGCCCAAAGGTTGTTGCTCCCACCTTCTAGCAGGTAGCCGTCAAGAATGAGCTGCATCCGCTCCAGTAGGTCAGCCAGTTGCTGAGCCGTCATGTCGTAGATGTAGGTACCTGCGTTTACCTGATAAAGCGTATCCGGCTGACCTTCGTTGGTGCAGAGAATAAATCCCTGCTCACCGTTAGTTTCCTGCTCCCTGCCAGTTAACCGCTCATCGAATAGCCGCTTTAACGCCACCTTAATGTCGTAGTAGCGCTGCTCAATGTCGCGGTACATCTTGTTTACTGCTCGGTAGGATTGAGTTGGATCAGACTTGTTGCGAGGTATCACCGGATTTGGCGGTCGTTGTGTTGCCATCTTCCTCACCTGTTAGCGGGTCTATCTGGCTCTTTGCTGACTCATCGGCACCAGTAGGCTCATCGGATACCTTGATTGGGTCGAGCTCACCAACGGCACGAACTTCATTCTCAGTCACTGCTGGAGTGCCGAAAGCGCTTCGTGTTTTATCTGCCACGTCAGCCATCGCCTTCATGTTCTCAATCTTGTCCTTTTCGCTCGGTGCAAGCTTGTCAGACCATACCAGCGTAACTTCCCCACCTTTTGGCGGGTCGATTATTCCAATTGCCCATAGGCGCTCGATGAGATTGGTAACGTACTGCGTCTGGAATCCCCAGCGGCGGCCATTACATCGGTTAGCCCAGTCCTCTTTGTCTTCGCTGGATGCGAGGCGACCTGTCTGCTGCCCAAATAAAATAGTGAACGGACAGCGGATGGAGGCGGAAAGCTCGTTCGCGGCGACCATCCATGTCGGCGTTGGGTCGCCCGGAGTCACTGCGAGCACGTTCATCTTGCCAGATTGCATTACCGCTGCGGAGTCAGTACCACGGTTGAGCTTGTTAACCTTATCGCTCATCGCCTCGCCGAGGTCTTTGTATCCGGCGTCTTTTGCTAGCTTTGAGATGTGCTCCATCTCGGTAGCAGCATCAAACTCAATGCTTATCTGGCGACTGGCATTCTTCAGGAATCCTTCTGCGCTGCCGCCTGAAGTCTTCTCTAGGTCAAGAAGCTTGTTATATCCAGCTTTAAGTAGTGGAACGCCTGATAGGATGTTGTCGTCTTCTGAACCTTCACAAAGGATGATAACGCGATCTGGATGAATTCGCAGAGACTTAACCGGCCCTTGAATCTCATCACTACCAATTGGCCGCTCATCGAAGTTGTACATCTTCGGCTTGCCGTAGTTCGGTGACCGTTGATCGCTATCCCATTCTGATACTGTGAGTTGCTTCTCCCATACTGGGATTAGATTTTTCAGTGCGCCATCTTTCGTCTTTTTGACTTCAGATACGTCTACCGGCTCATTCCAGTCTTTATTGTCACTGACCTGAATGATTAACGCTGAGTAGTGGCCAACCAAGTTCCGGCGATCGGCGTCTTTAATCTTTGCCCAGTATCGTTTTAGCAGTTTAGTTACCTGCTTCTCCCACGCCGTATCAACCTTGTTCTCGTTGCGAGGCTCACCTTCAACAATCGTTGGGTTATCTGACCAGCAATCATCAAGGGTGCGGTGTACTGCTGCATGCGCTACGGCGTTGCGGTCATATGCGCTGTAGTAGTCTCGGAAAGTTGGGTTTCTCGGGTAGCCAAACTCTTCCCAGATATTCGTTCGCTTTGTATTTCCGCTCATGCCGCCGGTGGCGTAGAGCATTCGATTCCTCACCGTCTCAGTGATGGAATTCACGAGCATTTCAAACTCGTCTTTGTTTTCGCTCACTGAGCACTCCTTAGAAGAAGAACGCGCCGGAAGATTTCGGCGAGTGAAGAACGCGATACCGCGTAGCATCCCAGTCGTGGTCTTCCTGAGTCGTATCTACGTCATCAGGATTCTTGTCATCACGAACAAGGACTGGTATTCGGCTTATCCATCCTCGGCAACAGTCGAAGACATAGAAGGCTGGTTTCTCGGGGATGCCTGACTCTGACTTTTTGGCCTCAACCGCAGATTCAAGCATGTCAGCGAATATGGATGCGCCATTGATGCGTGAACCGGGCTTTTTGTCTGCGGCAATCCACTTCACACCTTGCTTTTCCATCTTCTGCGCTATCGATAACTCGTTGTCACCAGTATTGAAAATTGCACCATCTGCTGGGCCAGCCTTAACTGATTTGCAAATTCCCGGAATGATGTGCATTTGCCCATGGCCTTTAGACTCTGCTGGTTCCTCTACGTCTTCACCAGCTAAGCGCTTATCAATCCAAGCGATGCCCTTAGCAACATTGGTTGAAGACATATTCAGGCCTTTGTTCAGCTCGTCAGGCGGGCAGCCATACCACTCGCCTATCAGAATCAATGAACCGGTTGGAGGGCAGAACTTACTGCCATCAGGAAGCTTTGCTTCGGTGCCATCAGACTGAGCCCACCACAGGTTGGAAAATGGTTTCGATTCGCCCCAGTCATGCGACCGGTCAACAGTCCAACTATCCGGTATCTTGAATGGCTTGATGACATGCAGTGATTCATTCCACAAGTGGTCAAATCGCCCACCGCTCGTCACATCCCAAGAACCTTCAACCCATGCTTTACGCTTGTTAGGGTCTTTGATGTTCATCAGCGTGGCGATGTATACAGGATCGAGATATGGGTTCTCTTTGAATGAGCCATGAATGGCTACGCGAGTAAGCGTAATCTCTTCATCCTGCTGCGTTTGTGGGTTAGGTACCATCTGCTTATCACGGATGATGGTTCCACGCGGCGCGGGGTCAATGAATCGCTTTTTAACCCATGTATGGCCTATCCCGAATGGGTTTGTGGTGTTGAACGTCTCTAGCGGGATATTTGGCAACAAGCTACCATCTGGCAGTGGATAGTCCTGCGGCCTAAATGACGATCGCCTACAAGAGAACATAGATTCGTAGAAATCAGGATTAGGCTGCTTTGTTAGCTCGTTAAATCCGATAAACGGGAATTCTTGCCCGTGATAATCCCAGTAATCTTTTTCTTCTTTGCCGAACCTAAACAACAACTCTTCACCAGTTGGCCATACCCATCTCAGTTCTGAGGCAGAGTTTAGGAATCTAGCTCCATCACCAAACAACCGATACATACGTTTAGACTGCGTGATGATGTCTGCAAGGTTTTTATACTCGGTATCAAATATCACACCTCGCCAGAACGTGCCATAGCCGGTGCCTACCAAGCGGCGAAATCTAGCAAGCTGCGCCGCTGTTTTACCGGGGCCGCGAGTACCCTCGAAAAGAATCTCATCACATGGGCAACTCAGAGACAGTGACTGCGATCCGGGTAACGGCTTCCAAACTACGTTGTAGCTCATTTGCCCAGTACCTCGCCCTGCTGTTTCTGTGCGATTGCCTCCCATGACTCAGCGCTGTCGCACGTTGGGACTGGCATGATGTTGTGAGTAGCGGTGACCTTCTGGTCAATCTGCTCTTTGAAAGCCATTACGGAAACATGCTTACCAAGTAGCTCCAGATTCTTAACTTTATCTGGCCACTTAATCTTCTTCATGATCCCAGCTAACTCCCTGCCGCCGTCCTCGCCTGTGTTCTCAAATATCTCGGCTAAATCGAACCCTGAGATATAGCGACGCCACGATGAAGGCCATTCGCTAACAGGCTTTAGCGATAAATCATCTCGAACAATATCGATAACGTCCATTTGGTCAATTTCTACCAAACGTCTCAAAACATAAGCCGCGTCGATGTTAACCTGCTCATTGCGTTGAGCTTTCAGTTGCGCGATGCTGTTCTGGATGTCAAGTTTTGACAACAGTTGGGCGGCGATGCGGTTTGCAGTCTTTTCGCTGTACCCCGCCCGAATAGCCGCTTGTGTGGCATTTAAATCGATGAGGTACTCGCGACAGAACATTTCTTGTTTGTCGGTGAGTGCCATTATATTTCTCTATATGAGGTGAGCACGAATGGGCAACTTCTCGATTCATGCTGGTTTGGTTAACGGCGATCTTATGCCGATAGTTAATGAAAACTTGAGCTCAGAGGAGATAGTTACTGGTTTTACTGGTGATGATACTGGAGCACCGCCAAACTCTGTAACTATTAAGATTAAGACTGACTCAGGCAAACAAGTTGAGGTTGTTATCCCAAATAGCTCAGCGAGTGCTTATGTTACAGTTGATGGCTCTATGATTTAGTAAACTTGCCTACAGTAAGGGAAAGTCAGCCATCTGCTTTCTCTTATTCTTCTTCCTGAATATCGCAGGCCATTAATGCTAAAGCTGCAACGGCAAATTATTTTTTGCTGGCCTCTTTGAGTAGGCTAGATAGTTTATCTCTCAGCCCTAAAATCTCTTCTCGATCTTTCTCTTCAAGCTCATAAATCATCCCTAGTATCGCAAGGCGCTGCATCTTTTCTTCTTTGGTGAGGGCCATGATTACTCCTGAGTTTCTTCCACTACCGGCTTGAATGTGATTTCACTCAACTCATCCGGCTGAATGTATGTCCATGAGCCGTCATGTTCTGCAATAGCAAATAGACCGTTAACCAGTCTTGGCTCTTTGGAAGTCATGACGCCTTCGTATGTGGTTCCGTCTTTCTTTGTTGCTTTGACGTTGTACTTATCAGCCATAAGCGAACATTCCTCTGATTTTTTAGTATCCGCCCTCGGGCGCCATGTGAACTTATGCTGCAATATCGTGTGCTCTCAGTGAAAACACACTGTATTGCTCCATGATTCTTCTGCCACGGTTCATGTTACCGCCATGAGAGTCGCTTGGTGGGCGCTCGGCATTGGTCGTTATTGATGTCTCTGTACGCTCGCGGCTAGGAGAGGCACCGGTTATGGCTAATACAGAGATGCTGCGACAACCCTACGCAATTTGATTTGGTTAGCCAGACTCGCACAGCCTCTCGGATGTGCTAACTGACTTACGGCTTACCCGTCAGCAAGATCGGATCACCCCTTAAGCAGTGACACTATCAAGCGCCTACTTGAGACGCTTTGTAGTGTCTACGCGAGGTTATGTTTCACTACTTCATCTCTAGCGAACGAACTAGCGAATTTAATGATGAGTGATGCCATCACATAAACAATGGCTGTCACTATCCATCCAGACCAAGCGTATAAGCATGTCATTGCAATGAAAGTCACCCAGCCAATAAAGCGAGCAATCCCTGTTTTTTCTTTGCAGCATCCACTAGAAGCTTTGCAAGCTTAACCTTGGCTTCTTCGCCAGATCTCTCATACATGGCACTCGCCACTACGATAATTACCGCAATGGGAATAGCGAGTATGCAGAGCATCCAGTTGATAGCGACAGCGAGAGTGACAAGCCCTTCAATCTGATAGAAGACACCTGCTGACATGGAAATTAGAAGTAGTAGTGAAACTGTGTATGCGATAACTGTTTTCATGATGATTTTCCTTGCATAATTGCGACCATATCTGGATCCATTTGTTCGATGATTCTTTCGCGAGCACCATTAAGCAGTTTCTTACGACCGCCTACGCCCCACTTATTCATGGTCTTTGCGCATTTACTTACTTCTTTCGATTCGCTGGCGATCAACAGGTCTAGACGATTTAATCGAGTCATATTGCTAACACCATTCAATATGGCGTCGCGAAATGTGTTGTATACCCGTATTTCAAATTCAGGCTTAAGCCATGCTGCGTATCTGATGACCACCAACTCCAGTGCCCACGTGCCTTGTTGCAGGCCGCCCTTAATGACATTGACCGATGCACTTTTTGTTGCATCGCTTAAAGCTTTAACAAATCTCTTCACCTGTTTGCTTTTTAGGAAAACGCCCGGTCTTTGTGATTCAGTCGCCTCCCCATTTGCTACAGCAGCCGCATGGAGATCATTCAGGTTGTAGCGCCCCTCTTTATCGACACGAACTGGGACGCCATTTACTACTACGGTTGGATATTGCATGATGACTTCCTTTTAGTGATAAACCTTGCGCTCAGGAAGAACCAGCCCGTAGAGGGTTCATCAGACCACTGCTGATCTCCTCAAGGCTTATCCTGAAAGGTTCTACGGTAGAATTGCGCCGAGCGTGGCGCTGATGGTTTACTTCAGTTGTAAAAAAGCCCCACCGAAGTGAGGCTCTATTGGGTGTTTGTTGCTGCATTACTCGACAATCATCCAATCAAAAGCAAAGAGGTCAGTACTGGATGGTACCCACGTAGACATAATATTATTGTTGCATATCAGTAACATTGAGTGACTGATTTCATCGCAGTGCCAAATAGACACGTAAAGCCCCTTCCCATTCCATCCCTTGCGGCTAATACGTTTACCCAGATTTACCGCATCTAGCGCAAGACCAAAGGTTAGTCCATCCGTCGGCATGTACGACTTCTCAAATACAGCCTGCGGTGACCATGAAATATATCCAGCATACCCCTCACAGTTTGATGCTGAATCAGGGTATTCAACGAGATATCCTGTGTCTTCAGGGTTTTCATCACTGGGTACTGCCCAGCCTCGAATGTTGTTGTATTGCTCACGCGTCATGGGTGTTGCGTTAATCTGTTTTGTTCCGATGTAGCTTTTCATTGTTGGCAGCCTCTGTAGCTCATTAATGGCATCTAGTAATATTATTTTTACTTCATATTTGACACCCTAGTTAAGACACTGGGTGCGGATATAACTCTGTAACACCATCAGCGCTGACTGGTCTTGCTTGATACCGGATCTGATACTGAGAACGTTTCGTCCAGCAATTGGAGAGAGTTCGACGGTGGCATCATTGCCCATGCCGGTGGGGCTGGAGGTTTCGGCTGAGGTAGGCACTGGACACTTTCCTTTGACGAGCACCCGACCACCATTATCAAGCTTGCGCTGCAAAGCATCATTTTCAGCTTTAGCATCTGCCAACTCCTTCGTGTATTTAGCATCTAACTTGGCAACATCGCGCTGCCGAGATGTCATATCAGTGATGGTGGCATTCGCCGTATTCAGCTCATTAACTTTATCGTCACGCTGTTTTTTATATTCAGTTGCGTTTGAGTGATAGCGATCGGTTAGAAATGCTAGAGCGGCGATGATAATGATGAATATAGGTGTCAGGTTAATCTTGCTCATTCATCCAATCCCCAGCACGCCAGCGCACTTTCCTGATCGCGCCTCTCTACTTGGCCATAACAGCCATTCTTTTGGCCTTTGGTCAGGCGGCAGTCACGGCCACCATCTTTAATCCACCAACGGATTGCCTCACAAGCACCTTTCCGATCGCCTGAATTAAGTCGCTTATAGAACGTTGAAGGGAAACAATTACCGGGGCCAATGTTGTAAGGACAGAATGATGCAATGCCTGCTTTCTGTGGTTCGGTAAGCGGGACGCGAATGTTTCTCTCCACCCAAGCTAATGCCTTGTCGCGTTCTATGGCGTTTACTTGATTACATTTGGACTGCGTTAACTTCATTCCCTGAACGACTGGCTTACCATCAACCATCGTTGCCCCACGGCATATCGTCCAGATGCCACCGCCATCTCGGTACGCCGTTAGGCTGTTTCCTTCTTTCTCATTGAGAAACTGATCCAGCAATACCGGAGCCGATGCACCTGATACGATGAGGGTAATCATTGCCGCGCTTAATTTATTTCTCAGGGATGGATTCATTACTCACCCCTTGAGGCTTTGCGCCTGTCTTCTTTTACCTTGAAGTAGAGATTCGTTAGAAACGTCAGGAGGCCAAATAGCAGGCTTCCAAGAACGCCAAACGCTGCCCACTGTTCAGGTGAGAAGCCATCAAGGAGTTGTTTAAGCCAGAATAAGGCGCTACCGCCTGACGCTCCGTAGGAAATACCTGTTGTGATTTTGTCCATACGTAGCATCGTCTCACCTCCCCGTAGGGTTAGGCGCTGAGTAATTAATTAGGGAATAGCGTCACCCGTATCCATGCCAGACAAGGAATGTGTGAGTGCGGTTGGTTGGTTTTGGATGACGCTAAATGAAAGAAAGCCCCGCACGATGGCGAGGCTTAAAATTGATACCGACCTTCCAGCCGGTTAGGTGGGGATAGCAGCCAATGAGACGAACTTACCCACTGTGCGATTATTTTTCTGGCGTCGCACCGGTTATCCAGAAAGCAAAAAGGCCAGCGATTAAGCCAGCCTTTCTTGAAATCCACGTTAAACATCTTCACGGATTTCTAGTGTTAGAGCTAGATTATTCTAGTTTAGTGCATTTTGCAAGTAGCAATCGTTGTCGGATTTCAACTTTCTGTAATTCTGCTCGTAACTTTCTTGAGTTGGCTATCAGCAAAACTTTCCTCCTTTTCGATATGGGAAATTAGCTCTTCATAAAAGGGCTTTGCTCCACGCTTCCACACATCAAGGGTTAGTGTTGGCGCAAGCCCTGATACTGCTCTGAATGCTTTTGTGGTTGGGATGCGTTCATAGCCACGGCCTGAGCATTGCTTACAGGTATGTTTCACTGGCACCCCTTGCCGCTCCGTCTCTTCGCGATTAACGGCTTCACCGCGCCCGTTGCACTTACAACATGCCACGGATACCTCACCCTTTCCGTTGCACTTCTGGCACATCGTATGGGTAATCTCCTCCACATATTTAGGCGGTGTCTTTCCACATCCGGCGTGTTTCATGACCACGGCCTTTGACCTGATAACACCTGCACCTTTACAGCATTCGCACTCTTCGGTTCCGGCGGCAGAGCGGCAATAGTCTTTGTATGCAAACTTTGCGAGCGTTTGCACGACCTTCACCTTAATATTCATATCAAGCTTGCGTAAGGCGGCAACCTTATCGCAGTGCTTGAGTCCGTATTGAGTAAGTAACTGTACCGAGCGTTTTTTATCGTTTTCGCTGATGTTCATTTTCCCGTTGAAGGCAGCAAATCCGAGTGGTGCTCTACTCTGCACCATCCCCAAAGCGCACATGACATCAGTGTTGGTAAAAGCGTCTGATGCTGTTGCGCGAGGGGAGTCGCTGATTTGAGTAGATTTCGGTGAATGGAACTTAACCGTGCTTTCGATATTCATCGCTTACCCCACCTGTTCTTCCCACTATCACCGCGTGATGACATGAATACGCCATTCACTATTGCGTGATGTTTTGCCTCTTTGTCGTTGAGGTATTTGGATATGGTTTCTCTGTTAATGTGTAAGCGTCGTGCTAGCTCGCTCTGATTGCCGTATGTGTCGACTAGCATGTCGTGGATGGTTCGGATTTCAGCATTCATAATGACTCCCACAAAGCTTCAAGCGAATCAATGTATAGGCCGCCGAAGCTGTATCGAATTTCATTGCATACGCATTCGTTGGTGGCACTTGGGAAGAAGTTGAGGAAAAAGGTTTCTGCCTTTTTGCATTCCTCCATTAAATCTTCCGCACTGTTTGGCCTGATCACGAAAACCACGTCATTGAAAATTGCCGCCGTTTCACATGGATAAATAATTTTTCTCACGCCGCCTCCAAATGTTGCTTTTCGATATCCCTCAATTTCTTTCTGTATAGCGCCCTGATGCCGTCCAGTTCTTCTCTGGTGTATCGGTGTATCTCGTTGTTACTTTCGAGCGCCACAACTCGCTCAAGCCCGATTTTCTTTATCAGGTTGAGTCTGTATGGACCTATGTCACCGGATTTGTGGACGTTACAGGCAGAACATTGAAGGTGTACGTTGTCTTCGTTAAATCTGAGTTGGGATGCCGCTTTTGTTGTCCTGAAATGTCCAGCGTGGAAACTGACTGCGTTCTTAGTTCCACAGCTAATGCACCCATTCCCTCTATCCCTAGCCCTGATGTAGTCGTTGAAAACTCGCTGAGTCATGTTTATCCAGTGAGATAACGGCTTTGCATCTGCTTTGCGTTTTCTCCAATTACGACGAGATTCATCCTCAGCTTGTTTTTGCTGATTCTCTTTCTGTTGTTTTTGGTATTTGTTAGCGCAGAGCGGTGAGCAAACTATTTGAAGGGGTCTATCGGGAGTGAATTTGGTTTTGCATATCGGGCATTTCTTTGGTTTCGGCTTTTTAGCCTTGATCACTATCACCTCCAATCTGGATAACAGTAAGTCCGTGACCAAACACCGCGCCAGTGTCGATATAGCGCTGATTGAAGAAGTTCATCGGGCTGCGAGCTGGCGTGTGTCCGAAAATAAACTCATCTGCACCGATGATGTTGCAGCCGATACCATCCATGGAATAACTCACTCGCTCTCGACTCCAAACCACCTCCTCCTCATCAACACGCTTACCAAATACGTATTCGTTTGATGGGTAGTCTGCATGGGCTATTACGTAACGTTTGCAGGGGAAATTGACTTCGATAATTAGCGGTAAACTTTCCGCGTATGCGATTAATGCTTTAGCGATAACCTCTTGGTCATAATCGAGGTAAAAGAACCAGCCACCGCCATTAGCCAGCCAGTGATTTACATTGCCGGTGCCGTTTAATGCCTGAATAGCCATCTGCTCATGGTTACCGCGAACAGCTATAAACCACGGCAGATTAATCAGGTCTAGGCATTCGACGTTCTGCCCACCACGGTCGATTAGGTCACCAACTGAGATAAGCAGGTCTGCGTCAAAGTCGAACTCAATCTCTTCGAGGTGCGTCATCAGCATGCCGTGGCAGCCGTGTAAATCGCCTACTACGTAAACCTTTCGATATTCAGTTCCGTTAATGCGGAGGTATATCCCTTCGCGCGTTTCGCCTTTAGCCATTCTCACTCTCCTTCATCATCAGGTAGACGATCATGGCGTCTCGGAGAGGCTCGCTATCACTGTCACCATCCCAATTGATGTCGATGCAGTATTCTTTCAGAATCGGCCATGCATCTGATGGGCAGCTAGTAAAACTGAAACCATGCTGCGCCCTGCTCAACTTGCCGTCGTTAATCACAAATACGGCGCGACCAGAGATATCGAAACAAATCCAATCTTTGAGTTCGGGGTGACGTGAGATTGCTACTAATTTATTAATCTCAAAGTCACTCATCTTGCTGTAATCAGTCATGTCTATCTCCAGATTTTGGATGTCTGTATTTTTGAATTAGGTAGGTAATTTGATTCAGGTAGAAGTGCTTGAACGAACCAGTGACGATTGTCTGCTGATAGTGATTTAGTGGCCTGCACTCCGTTGTTTTTGTATCTATCGAGTAGTTGATTAGCTTCTTCTGTGGTCATGGGTTCGTGTGAGAACCACGATAATTTTATTTTCATATACCCCTGCTAATTAATTTTTTCTATATCCTTTATAATATCGAGTTCTACTCGGCTTTTTTAATGCCTCTTCAATTGCAGCTCCTTTATTTATTCTATGATTTAGGGTGTTTGGTGATATTCCAAACTCTATTGCTGCATCCTTGATGCACATATCACCTTTGGGGGTAGAGATTATCTTTGTTGTCCTTCTATTTCTGGCTTGTTCAGCATCAGTAGCCCACCGACAATTAGAGTGGCAGTAATCCCCCATTACATCGATTCTATCAATGCTATGATATTTACTTGGCCGCTCTCCCATGTCTTTAAAGAAGATATCAAATGAATTAATCCATTCATCACACACCCCAACTCCTCTTCCTCCATAGTTTTTATAACTAGAGCTATTAATATTTAAGCACCTTTGTTTTATTGCTGCCCATATCCTATATTCATCACAATTTCTTTTCCCGTGCTTCTTAAATTTTTTAGTTGCTACTTCCTTTTTAAGGCAGCCACAACTTTTAGTTTTCCCATTAATGACAAGAGTTAAAGAAATTACTTTCTCATTGCCACATTCACATCTACACAATACGTATTTTCTAGTTGTTACTCCTGAGTTCGATTCTGTTTTTTTACTTTCAGGAGTGCGTATAATTGTCAATCTTCCATATTTTTTTCCTAAAAAATCATTTTTCATGATTCACCTACCTGTAGTCATACCAAATGTAGAAATGGAAAAACCAGAATCCGAAGCATGGTATCGGGCCATCATGCCAATCCAGCTTGTAGCCGAAGTATCTGGTCTGTTTTGGTAATGTGTTGCATATCAGGATGCTTTCTTTGCTGATTCTGAATTGCATTACGCTGCTCTCCCGTAGAAATCTCCGCTGTACCGTACATCACGAAGCTTTACTCCGTTGTTTACAGAGTAGGCAGTTGCGTATTCGATAAGTGAACCCATGCGCTTCTTACCCATCTGAGCGGTGCTTTCTCGGATGTTCAGCCATTCCCCTTCAATGCCCTGAATCAGTGGAGATTCATTGGCGTTGTTTTCAACCATCCAGTGACCGGACACAAAAACGTTTTTCCATTGCCAGTCACGTAGCCACATATCACCCAGACTTATCTGTTTAGATACATCGCCGCATATGGCATGGAATTTATCGTTTTGAGGTAGGTTACGTGGTGCATCGCCGATGGTTACTACTAGGGGGGATTTTTCGTCAGTGGGTAGTGAATCTATGAAGTTTTTTAGGTTCTGCTTTATCGTTCCGTCCCGTAGGTAGAACGTTGTTCGTTTCAATGGTCACTCCTTCGGTATGCTGCATACCCATTGGTCTAATGCTTTTTCACATACAGCTCTATGCTCATATACAGCGATAGCACCTTTAGCCATTATCTTTTGTGAGCTGTCTTTGGGCGGCAACATCAAAGCAGCGCCAACAACTATTCCACAGCAAAAAATGGCGAACCCTAGCAATGTTCTTTCCATCACTCCCCCTTAACCTTGATGCCAGCTGCGCGGATCGCCTTGCGTACGGCGATGATAACCTTATCCTTCCCGTCCTCATGACCCATGGCATAAGCACCTTCTTCACCATCTTTCCATGTATCATCGTTGGCTTCAGGCCAGTCAATATCTAACTCCACCGCCTCGCGGCTTGCTTGCCATGCCTCCCATGCCACCCTATCTTCGTGCAAGGTGTAGGTTCCGTCTTGCTCAACACCTACATTTAAAACATGAGGCTGAGCGCGTAACCACGCTTCAAACTGTTCACGACTTGTCATGACAGGCACCCCTAGCTGTATTCATTTTTGAAATCAATTTGTTAATTTCATCTTTTTTTTCTGACGAGATGTTTTGAACATGGGATTTAATTAACCTATCGAATCCTTTGCTAATCTCTCGCATCACAAGTTTTAGAAAAAATACTTTTAACCATCTTGGAGAGTATGGGCTTAGCCCTATATTCTTTAAAAATATCAATTTTAACTTATTCATGACTATCTCCATCTCCGTATAGCGGTAAATAAACACACCTGTAAACAAACTGAATAAACTCGCTCAAGAATACATTCCATTCAGAATCAGGGGTGTATCCAGCGGCTTTATCAACCATAAACTCAATACCGTTGCGCGGTTTTCTCGGCCTGTATACGCCGTAGATGCGCTCAAAGTTTGAGATAAGTTCCTCTTCCTCTAAGCTAGCTTCAATCGCTTGGCTTAGGCGCGGATCTGTTATCAGGGTGAGCTTGATGCAATCTGGTAGGCTTGTCATGACTATCTCCTAAAAGTATTTGGCTCTGAAGCCGCAAGCGTTGCCCTTGTCCATCGCCCAATTTACGGTGTCCAGATCCCTAGCTTCAGCAATAAGACTAGATATTGCCGTTTGCGCTCGACGAACCAATCCACGATTAATCAGCTGTTCGATTTCCTGCTTCTTGTACCCGATGGTTACTGTATTGTCTTTTGCTGTAATGACTGTTTTCTTGCGGGTTGGCGGCTTGGTTTTGGCATGTTTTGGTGCTTCAGGGATACCGTACCGATATTTGCCGCGGATCCCCGCTTTTATCAGCATTCCGATTCGTGCGAGGTATCTCAGGCTTGAGTTAACTTCTCTGACGCTGAATCCTGTTCCTCTGCATATTTCTCCCATCGGCGACGCGCCATGCTTTTCGATATAGGAGATAACCGTTCTAATTTTTGACATCACGCCGCCCTCTTCGAACGGTAGCTTTCCCACGTGAACGCCAACGTACAACCTCCGCCATCGCTCATTCTGTCGAGGACACGCTCACCAATGAACGTAACCAGCTCTTCCCGAGTCAGGTTGCTTATCAGGATGGTCGGGCGCATCTTCTCGTATCTGGTGTTGATGATTTCAAACAGGATCATCTTTTCAGAGTCAGAGCCGAACTGAACGCCAACCTCATCGATGATTAGCAGATCCGGCGCGGTGTATGTCGCAATAACTTCCGCTTCCGTCATGGTTGCCGTCTTGCTCCATGTTGACTTGAAGTTTCTGGCAACACGTAGCGCGGTCGTAAACAGCGCTGAATCCTGATGTTCGCGGATCACATGTTTAGCAATAGCCAGTGCCAGGTGATTCTTTCCGGTACCAGGCTTACCGCACATCACCAGCCCGCCGCCCTGCTTCAGTCTCTCAGGCCATTTAGCCGCGTACGCCTTGCAGACGTTCAAGCAACGCTTAGCTTCTGGGTTGACTGGCTCGTAATTATCCAGTGTGCATGGGGTGAAGCGCTCAGGAACCTCTAGCTCTCGCATCAGGTTATCGATTCTGCGCTGCTTAGCGCGTTCGTCTGTGGCCTGTTGCTCTGCCTTCAAGTGAGCCAGCTCTTCAGCCAAGCACTTGGGGCATGGTGACGGGTAAGATGGGACTTTCACCGGCCCGACGGACTGCCGCGTTCTCTGCTCAAACTCACCATGCTTTTCACACACAGCCGTTGAGTAAGCGACAACGGTGTGCTCGATTTCGATTGGTGGCTTGGATAGGTCATTGAGTCGCTTCTCAACGTTGATGATTTTTTCTATCAAGTTCATGGTTGCTCCGCCCATGCTGGAATGTCTGTTTGCCCATAGTCTTTGCCGGAGAAGTTATCGTTAACTGCTCGCTTCACCGGTTGCTTGTAGACATTTTTGTTCTGGTAGTTGAGCTTGGCACTGGCTGTGTTAAACCAGTTCTTTGGCTTCTGGTGAGTAAACTCCAGATCTAGACGTGTCAGTTCAGATACGAGGTCAATATTCGAGAAGAGCGCTTTCCAGCTGTCGAAGTCTTTATGATTCAGACGAACAACATTCCCCTCAAATGCATAACGGCTTGCCATTTGATGAACTGTGGCCTCCTGAATTTCCTCTCCTGCACAATCCGCTTCAGCGGGTTGGGTGTTATAGGGAATCAGGTTAAGGGAATCAGGAATCAGGTTAAGGGAATCAGCAGGATTTAAATTGTTCTGCTCTGGTTCTTGCACTGTATTAGCATGGTGCTGTTCTGGTGCTTCAGTATTTTCAATGGGTTGCGTTTGAGTGTCTGCAACTTGCATCTGTTCTGCATCAGGCTTTACTTGTTCTTCTTTCTGTTTGTCATCATGCGATTTTGGTTCTGGTATATCACTAGCCGCTTCTTTACAGTGAGGGTTCTGGTGCTTCTTCCAGTTATTTATCTGGATGTAGCCATTGCCTTCAACTGTGTAACGCGTGATAAAGTTCTTTGCGTGTAATTGCGACAATAGCTCGTCACAATCAACGCTGTCGAAAGGCAATACCAGTGCTTTAATTTTCTTCGGGCGATCGTCCAATCGCCCTTCTTTATCCGCGATAGTCCACAGTCCAGCAAATAGCAGTCGTGCAAACGGGCTGCATTCTGCTAGTTCGTCGTTAGTGAAAAATCCGGGTTTTATGTTTCTGGAGCGTGCCATACCCCCTCCTAGAATCTCATTGGCATAATTACAACAGTGCCTTTATCGAAAGCGCTGTTAAGCTCTACAATTGACGCTTCTGTATTGCCATTTGGTTTTATTTTTATTCCGCAGAAATTTGGGCTGTATAGCTTTGCTGCCTTCTCGATATCAGCTAGATACCCAGCGTTGAATGCGATCTCTTCAGTTGGCTTGCTTTCAAACTTAGAAATAATTCGTTCGATATCAGGGAATCGACCATCTACTACTTCACAAACTCCAGCACCAACACGGAGCCCGTTCTCATCAAGATAGGAAATAAGGCCTAATTCAGTGTCAATTTCAGCCTTTTCAAACTTTGTGAATTTGGCCCCCTTTATGGTGATGATTATATTTTCGCTGAGTTCTTCCGTAGCATGTTCTCCAATGAATGCGCGATGACCATCTGTAGCGTAGAGCTTCTTATTTGGAGCAAAACAAATCCCGTTTAGGTAGTAGCGAACATCTTTATGCGCTTGGAAAATCATTGCGCTCAGTAGAGCGGCTTTGCTGATATTAAGGATCATGGTATTCTCCGGTTGTGTTAGAAATTCATAGTTACTTGAGAGTCGTCAGCTGTTACCGCAGTTGGCGACTTTTTCTTTTCTGAGTTGATAATCATGCTCAGCATTCGTAGTGACTTCGCTATCTCAGCGGCTTCATCACCTGCAATTGATAAGATCGAGTCCTCTTTGCAGAACCCGATGACCTCCAAGAACTTAGCCACCTTCTCCACAAAGCATTGCTTACCCGTCTGCATCCTGCTGATTTGAGACTTATCCAGCCCCATACCCTTAGCGACGGTAGCTAAACCTAATCGGCTTATTAGCCCCCTGATACGAACTTCAATCTCTTGTGAGTTGTTGCGTGTTTTTGCATGTTCCATTTGTGATACTTCCTTTGTTGAATAAATAGTTACACCACCGGTGTAGGTGGTTGGGTTTTCCCCACATTGCGGCAGGGAGGCCATGACTGTTAAAGAGCGGTGTTGCTTAAATTTCGGCTTTTTTGGCTGTGCTTGGGAATGGGCGAATCTCTTCACCCTTAACGCTTCCATCTGGCTGCACTGTCACAAAAATATGACGACCAGCGCGAATGGCTTTACTAATTGCACATTGGATCACACCAAAGTCACTAGCGGCCTTTGCCTGTCCGTGAATTTTGGCGTAGTCAGCTAAAGTCATTTTGTTCATAGGCTCACTCCATTTTCTTTTCACACAAAGAATACTACAGGTATTCATATAGCGCAATACGCCAGATATTTCGCTTTAAATACTATCGCTATTACAATATGAGTATGGAAACTAAAAAGGTACTGACGACAGAACAGCTTGAAGACGCTAAGCGACTGAAGGCTTTGTATGAGTCAAAGAAAAAAACGTTAGGTGTGACTCAATACACCATCGCTGACGAACTCGGTATCTCTCAGGGCGCAGTTGGTCACTACCTAAACGGCAGAAATGCCCTTAATGCACCTATCGCGTCGGGATTTGCTAAAATCCTGCAAGTTCCCATTTCTGATTTCAGCCCTGCTATTGCTAGGGAGGTTGCCGAGTATGCAGCCTCTAACAGCGAGTCTGAATTAGCTGCTAATTCAGTTATGAAGGGTTATGAATACCCTCTATTCACTAGTGTTCAGGCTGGGTCATTCGGCGCAGTTGGTTGTTACACAGAGCAAGACGCTAAGGACTGGATCGGCACAACCAAAAAGGCTAGTGACATGGCTTTCTGGCTTGTTGTTGAGGGTCACTCAATGACAGCTCCAACTGGCAGTCGTCCTAGCTTTCCAGAGGGGATGCTAATTCTTGTGGATCCTGCTGAGGACGTTGTTTCTGGCGATTACTGCGTTGCCGGGATTGATAACGACACGGCTGTGACATTCAAGCGATTTGTCATTGAAGATGGTAAGCCTTGGCTTGAGCCACTCAACCCTAACCCACGTTATCAAAGTCTAGAGTGCGGTACTAATTGCCGCATTATCGGAAAGGTGATCAAAGCCCAGTGGCCTGAGGATACGTTCTAGTCGTAGCTAACATGACAACAAACCACGAAAAAATTTAAAGCTTAAAAAGGGAAGTATTATGTCTGATGTTAAGAATATAACGCCGGAACAGCTAGCTCTAAAGGTAACAATGGAAATGCTGATGGAACACCTTGAAGAGTCACAATCAAAGGATCCTGAGTTCGTTTGCCCAGTTTGTCACAAGTCATCTTTTACAGTTCCAGTATCATCAAAAGACCCAACAAAACCGATGATTGTTACAATGCCGCTTCCTCACTCAGAAGGTAGAGGAATATGGAACTTCCAAATTATGTGCAACATCTGCGCTCATTCAATGTATTTCAATACAGGTAAAATCTGCTCATTATTAAAAGAAAAAGGTAAAATATGAATTCCGGTTGCTTTGATGAGTTTATCTGGGCTACCGATGAGAAGAAAAAGTCATCAGGGAAAAAGGCCAAACGTGCTAAACTAGAAAATCAAGATGGCAGCAGTATGTTTGTTGCTGAGTTCGTAACCATTAAATACGAGGAGGAACAGATGAGTAATCAATCACCACATTTGAAAGTTCCTCTGACTTTCAAATCAGCATTATGGTTGTCACTTGGCGTTATCACTATCGTAATCGCATCTGCATGGACTGCCTTTACTTATCTCGATTCTAAAATTGAGTCTTCACGTATTAATACAGAAGCTAAAATAGAAGCTCTTGGCGCTGACACTAGAGCGCACTTCGAGTCATCTAGACTAGAAGCAAAAACTGATAACTCTGCTATTAATGCACAACTTCAAGCCATATCAAACAGCATGGCTGAATTGAACGGAAGACTATCTAAAGACTCGAAATAACCCCGCCGCCGAGCGGGGTTTTTATTGCCCTCACTCCTTCATCGCCTCCGCTGCCATAATGTACGTTGCCCTTCTCTTCTCGTCATACTCAATCTGCGCGAAAGATTCCAACATCGAAATGATGTACTCCTTCGTCACCTCTTGCTTGTAAGACACCAAATTTAACGTTGCCTTTCCCACCGCATCGCATAGGTCGCTGTAGCCGATCGCATTCTTATCCATACCCCCTCCTTTTTTGCTCACTTTATCATCTAATTGCTAATGGAATCCCCAAAAAAATAAAAACACATAAAAATCAATACTTAAGATATTTTTCACTCCAATTGAATACTTTAGGTATTTACACTGATAAATATCGCTAGTATTCTTAACTCCATCAACACAGCAGGACGCACTAACCAACAGGAAGTTGGATGCTCTTTAACAATCAGAAGGTATGCCGAGAGGTGTACGAAATATCTAACCAATAACAGGAGGTGCCAAATGGTGCACTAAAGCGGTTAGACCGCAGCCGAAAGGCAATGCAGCAGTAATGATGCTGCCCCTGAGTCGCCATTGAGCGAGCCTGTGTAGTTATGGGTCAAGGTTCATATATCAAAACAAGCTCCGGTAAAGCAGCGCGAACGCCAAACGCGTACCGGTTATTAGCGGCGATAACGCGACAGATACTCAAGGGCATGAGCGCGCTCACTGCGAGAGTGTGAGTCAAAGAAACTTATTTATACGAGTCATAGCTCGTATAGCTGAGTAACTTGGAGAAAAGCACATGGGCGAGAATATCAAAAGAATCCCCTTGCCTAGCCAAGAAGAGTTATTGAGCGAATTCAGATATGACGCAGATAGCGGCCTTCTCTGGTGGGCAACCCGTAAACCCGGTCGGGTGTTAAGTAACAGCTGTGGGACTTTAAATAAAAATGGATACATGTATGTGAGGTTTAATAGCAGGCTCTATACATTACATCGTGTGATTTGGAAGATGCTGACAGGGAGAGAACCTGATCATATTGACCACATCAACGGATGTAGGATTGACAATAGAATCAAAAACCTAAGAGAGGTTACAAGAAACCAGAATAACCGAAGCATTGGTTTAACGAGAGCTAATCGTACGGGTTATATCGGTGTTTTTTACTCGAAAAGGTATAACCGCTGGATGGCTTCAATATCGGTAAATAAGAAAAAAATATCTCTAGGTATGTTTGTTGATAAGCGTACCGCCGTAGAGACATATAACAGAAAGGCCATGGAGATTCATGGTGAGTTTGCCATGAGGAAAGTTCAGCACAATATTTTAATTCTCTCTAAAGAATTCGGAGAAATCCATGAACGCAAAACAACGCTGCAAATTACGCCGCCTAGAGCGCCGTAGTGAAGAGAGAAATTCAGCCAATGCAGAGCGCCGGTTGGCAAGCAAAATCGCTACCACGCTCTCTGGATGCTCAGAGAGAACAGTAAAAGCACTATCCCTGCCGATACCAGTTGTTAGAGGTGAAGAAGAGGTAACCGGTTCGTACTGCTTGCCACAGGTAGCAATATTCGCAGCAGGCCACCGTAAGAGTGAAAATATCACCGCGAGATAATAAGAGTGAAATGCAGAAAAATTGATTTGAATTATGTTAATTCTGTCCTTCTTTACCATCCTGACACAGGCGTTTTCATCTGGAAGCGCAGAGAAGCTAAAATGTTTAGCAATCCAAACTATGCAAACCCTTGGAATGCTAGATTTGCTGGTAAAGACGCAGGAAGCATTAAATCAACAGGCTATGTCTACATACGCTTAAATAATAAATTGTGGCTTGCTCATCGGCTAGCATGGGTAATCTATAACCAGATTGATATTGAAGATCAACTAGTTATAGATCACATAAATCATAATCCATCAGATAACAGGATTATAAATCTGAGGGCTGTTAGTCAATCAGAAAACATGAAAAATATGCCTTTGCTAGCAATAAATAAAAGTGGATGCCATGGAGTTTACTACTGCAAGAACAAAGAAAAATGGGCAGCACAAATTTTGATAGATGGAACCAATAGGCATTTAGGGTATTTCAGCGATATTAATGAAGCGATAGAAAAAAGGAAATCCACAGAAATAGCTAATGGATTTCATGCTAATCACGGGAAACGGTAAGCAGATAGCAATAAACCATACCGCTTATTTGAGAGTGTTACAGCGAGGTAGTTATCTACCCCGCAGATTCAATTAAGGAAGGGATTCCATAACGTGGCAGAGCTCTCTCCCGCCGAACTCTGCAAGCCAGCCACAGGAGGCACAATGGTAAGGCATGTCCCCAAAGTCACTCCCGACTTGTTTAAAACAGTTGGGACAATAAACCGCCCTCACATACCCACCAGAGGGTTCTTTTCGAAAGGCCGCAGTGCGGTGAAAGACAAACTCATCCTTTGCCCTGTTAGCCGCTACTTCCTTAGAAAGCTCTGCAATCTTTATATTTGCCTCGGCCAATTCTTTCTCGGTCGCAGCATGGGCTTTTTGAAGTACGTCCATTTGCTCGTAAATGAAGGCGAGACGCTCCCGAAGGACAGCGTTACTTTGCACAGCCGAAACGGAATCGATAGCGCTTTGAATCGACGTGATAACCAATCCAAAATCCATGAATAATTCATCCTAAAACGTTGGGGTGGATAAATTATATTCGAATTCCTTACGTTGGGGAACGAAGGAACCACTGCCGCCTGAGGTGGTTAAGACAGTACAGGCACTAATTATTGGCGCAGATAAAGGGGCGCCAGAAGATTCGCGGGAAGAGCATTCCCTTAATTTAGAGAGGTAGGTATGGAGAATGAACGTGATGAACTGGTCAAGAAGTTAGCTGGCCAGTTCTTAGAAGATTTAATGGCTATTTCAGCGAACCAACAACGGTTTCAATCTCTTTTAGACTCTTATCGAAAGAGTCAACAACAGAAGCCGGAGCGCCTTTTACAGAGAGTTCATACCATTCACGTAGAATTTCTCTTGTCTGCTGAGTGACCTCAGCAGGAAGGCATGAAAAAGTAGCGGTAAATGCATGCTTTAAAGCCGTATTGTTAGCTTCAAGCTCATCAACTCTTGCGCTTAATTCCTTTATTAGTAAATCGACTGTAACGGCTGACATCTTTTAATTCCTTTAATTGACTGTGGAATAACCAACGTATCAGCTTTCCTTGACTGTGGAAAGTTAGGAACCACCTCGCCTGATGTGGATAAAAGCAGGCAACAAACAATCACAGGTCGCTTAGGCGGCCTTTTTTATTGGGTGAACAAGGGGAATGAGATGGATAAGACAGAAGAAGAATTGAAGCAGATGAAAGAAGAGTTGCTTCAGTTGCATCAAAAGACAGTCACTGCGGCTTATGAGTACTTCGCAGCATTGCCGTTAGGCCGTGACCGTGTGATAGCCGGTGAGGTGTATGAAAACCTGCGTACCGCTACCCGCATCTAACAGGCCGCCTAGCGGTCTTTTTTATACCCAGAATGGAGATAGATATGAAGCGCTACCACGTTATCTGGTCACATAAAGGAGCTGAAGTTGGACGCCGCACTTGCTACGACTGGAATGGTGCACGGCAGTTTGCAGAGCAAAAACGCAAAGAAGGTTACATCGTAGAAATTGAATAGAAGTCGAGTAATGCACATCGCAGGTATTCACTGAGTATCTGCTGTGAGCAATCCCGCTCATAACTGGAGAATGACTGCTCTCTGGTTAGATGACACGTTTTGCCCCTCTCGTTAGGGGCTTTTTTATACCCAAATTTCAGGCAAAAAAAAGACCTGATACGGATGCAGGATATCAGGTCGAACAAGGCCATATGTCGCGATATGACAAGTCAAAGTTCACTTCTTGGGTGAGCGGCAATCATACCAACTAATCTCCCCACAGATTTTGTGCTTATAGCGACCGTTCAGAAAGCGTTGATATACCCCATCTAAACAAACAAAGGAGATAGCCAGTGAGCGAGGAAAAGAACGAAATTGCATTAGTCATTCTGCCGAGCGTACCGGCTGAACTAGAAGCCGCTTTTATCAATGACGAATTCATTGAAGGATTAATTAAAGACATCCGTGAAAAAGCATCTTCTGTAGTTGGTGACCTGAATACAGTTAAGGGACGCCGTTCATACATCAGCATGGCGGCGAATGTCCGTAGCACTAAGACAGCTATTGATGAGGCTGGTAAGAAGTTAGTTGCAGAGATGAAGAAGCGCCCTGCTCTGGTCGATGCCAGCCGTAAAAAAGTTAGGGATTCACTGGACGAACTGGCGGTTGAAATTCGCAAGCCAGTGACTGATTGGGAGGCTGAGCAGAAAGAAAAAGAGTTCAACGCTATGTGGGATGAGGCATTAGAGCTGGATGCCAAAATTACAGCGGAACGCGCCGCGGCTTTGGCGGCGAAGATTGAATCCGATCATGAAATGGCTTTACTCATGAACGAGAAGATTGACCGCGAACGCGAAGAAGAACGGCAGAAATCCGAGCAAGCCAAGCGCGAGCATGAAGAACGTATTAAGCGTGAGGCAGAAGAGAAAGCGCGGCGCGAAGCAGACGAAGCGGCAAAACGTGAAATCGAAGCGGCGGCAGCCAGAGAACGCGAAGCAACATTAGCTAAGGAACGCGCCGAACGTGAAGCCAAAGAGCTGGCAGAGAAAGCAGAGCGTGACCGCATTGAAGCGGAGCGGCGAGCCGAACGCGAGAAGAAAGAAGCCGCTGAAAAGGCCGAGCGTGACAAACAGCAAGCCATTGCTGAAGAGCAACGAAAGGCTCACGAAGAAGCCGAGAGAATTAAGCGTGAAAACGAGCAGAAGGAACAAGCTCGATTAGCCGAAGAAAAGCGCATCAAGGATGAAGAAGCTCGCCGCGCCTCAGATGAAAATCATCGCAAAGTTATTGGTACTGCCGTTGTTAATGGCTTGATAGCTCACGCCGGATTATCTCGTGAAGATGCTATCGCTGCATTCGTCGCACTGAAAGAAAATTTAATCCCTCACGTAAACATCAACTACTAATCAAATTCAAAGCAATTACAGGAGCTACCCATGATGAATTATGCCATCGCGGGCGGCGCTCTCATGGGCGCTTCTCAGATTACCGAATCACAACTAGACCGTATCGTTCGTATCGTCACGCAATTCTTCTCACCACTCTGGAGCAAATAACTATGACTGATTTCATGAGAGAACCACGCCGGATCCAAGCGGTGAGAGCTTGTCGATTTCTGCGCTGGGTTAAACGACTTCCCGTAGTTAAGCACTTATTCATCAAAGGCGATCCGTTATGAATGCATCAGTGATTATCGAACTAAACAAAATCATCAGCGGCTTTAGCGAACAGACCAGTGAATTAGTTCTCCAGCAGGCCGAGGCGTGGGAAAAAGAAACAAAGCAGTATCACATCATCAAAGCATTAAGTCATCTGTCAGGACTCTCCCACGAAGCATTAGAGCTAGCTCTTGAACACGGCGACAATCCAGAAATATTAGCCACCGCCCTATTCTCTATTCTCCAATCAGCAAGCCAGTACCAAACAGCCATCGAGCTTAAACACATGCAGGAGGCAGCATGAGTAACACCATGATGTTGGCACCACAAACTTTTGATCAAGCCATACAATTCGCAAACGCCATCGCAGCAAGCCAGTTTGCCCCGACCTCATACAGAGGAAAGCCAAACGACGTATTGATCGCTATGCAAATGGGGGCCGAGCTGGGTTTTCAGCCTATGCAGTCAGTTCAGGGGATCGCTGTTATTAATGGTCGCCCATCCGTTTGGGGTGATGCGCTACGAGCATTAATTCTTTCTGCGCCTGACCTTGCTGAATTCGAAGAATCGTATGATGAAACGACAAAAACTGCACACTGCAAGATTAGTCGTCGTCTGCAAACAGGGAGCATTGCATCATTCAACAGTTCGTTCAGCGTTACTGATGCGCAGACAGCTGGATTATGGGGCAAGAATGGGCCATGGAAGCAATATCCAAAGCGTATGCAGCAATGGCGAGCGCTGGGGTTTTGTGCGCGAGATTCCTATGCTGATCGTCTAAAAGGAATCCAGTTGGCAGAAGAGGTTCAGGATTACGAGCCAATTGAAAAAGTCGTACATACCCCTTCGCAGGATCAAGATTCGGCGATTGAAAATAAAATTACCGAAGAGCAAAGCAACAGAATAAACGAGATATTAATTTCTGTAGATTCCACTTTTGACGACCTCAAGAAAGCATGTAAGTCGATGACTGGGCGAGATATAGATAATCAGTCAGAACTCACGTCAACCGAGGCTGCAAAGCTTATCTCCAGCCTTGAACGCAAACTAGCGAGCAAAACTGGTGGTGAGAAAGATGCTGCATAATGACATAGCTTCGAAGATTCTCGGGTTCGACGTTTCGACAATATCACAGGGAAGTGACGAGTGGAAAAAGTGCAGATTAGCCTGCATTACGGCCTCTAGAGTTGGTGACATTCTTACAGAACCAAAGGCTAAGAAAGATAAAGATGCAGGTCTACTGTCAGGGATGGCAGAAACCTACATGAACGAGCTGATAGCGGAGGTTTGCACTGGGGCTATTCCAGATGAAATACCTGCTCGACCGCTTCTTTGGGGAAAAAAGCATGAAGAAGCCGCGCGTCTACTTTTTGAGTTCGAGAATGACGTTACCACTACTCTCCCACCAATCTTCTATAAAGATGAAAACATGCGCTGCGCGTGCTCTCCAGACGGCATGTGCAGCGATGGTCGAGGGCTAGAATTAAAGTCACCTTACACATCAGCGCAGTATGTAAAGTTCCGCCTTGGAGGTCTGGAGGCGGTTAAAAAAGAGTATATGGCCCAAGTGCAGTATTCGATGTGGGTTTCAGGTTGTGATGAGTGGTGGTTTAGCAATTACGACCCACGAATGCGTAGAGAAAATATGCACTCAGTGATTATCAAAAAAGATAACCAGTACCAAGATTTATTCGAATTGAAGATTCCAAACTTCATCGAAAAGATGGATGAGTCATTGGACAGGATTGGATTCAAATTTGGTGACCAATGGAAGGTGTAAATGCGCCGATTAGCATTCTACCGGCGGCCTCATAACTCCACAGGGTTCAAGGAAAGCGTAGTTAGGATGCTCGGGAAAAGGCCAACGACAGGATCAGAGTTAGCTGAGCATTTCGGAATGAGGTTGCCAGAATTCAATAAAAAGATTTACAAAGTCCTCATAGACACCAAAGTTGTGAAAGTCGTAGCCACGGAATGGGCTGAGAAAGAAGGAATCAGGGACCGAATCTATTCGATAGAGCGAAAAGCAAAACGACTCATCCCGCCCCGACCAAAGAAAACAATCCCCATCAGTCTCAAGTCATTAGATTCAATAACAAACGGAATGAAGCAAAAGCATATCGATGCCGCCAAGCGCCGAGCAAAGCTTATTGCATCTGGTGAATACAGAGACTGGATGGGTTAGGAGATATTCATGAAAAATCGTAAAGCAAAAATTCTTCTACTCTACGTCCATAAAAATTGCTACCCGCGGCAATGGTTGAACATTAGCAATCGCCGGATGGTTCTCTTTTCGCGTGGCGGAGTGACTAAGGAAGGCTATCAATTCAAAAATAGCGCGGCGCAAAACCGCTGGATAAATCATGTGAGGTATCTGTGATGAACAAACTACCAATCCAGACATACGAATCAGTAGTTCAGCAGCGTGATGAGTTGGAGAAGAAGCTGGCTGATGTGGTGGCTGAGAATACCAAAATGCGTAATGCCATTGAGTTCGCCACGGCACCAGATATGTGGATTGAGCAGCACGATGGCATGCTCGAATATCGCTATGTTGACTGGTATGTCGATGTGCTAAACGAAGCAAAAGAAACGCCGGCCACCGAAGCATTCACCAGGGAGATGATGGCGCGTGGTGTGGAAGCGTTTGCCAAAGACTGGAAAGGAGCCGCTAGCTATAGCCGAATCTCAGAGATGGCTTGCAATTTTGCCGCAAAACTAAGAAATGGTGATGCAGATGAATGCTAATCAACTTACTAAAATTCCTGTAGAAAAACTAAGCGACACTTTGCAGTTTCTTATCGTTGAAAATGAAATCCCCCTTTCTGACGCACTTAAGCAAGTGATTGATGATGTAGACGCTGTATGCAAAAAGCTTCTACGGGACGAGCAAGCACCCGCACAACCTGCACTAGTAGAAAAGCTTAAAAAGGTCATGAATAGCTGGCTTGCAATGGAGCCTAAACTCGCTTTTCAGCCTGAATTTACTGATGTGATGATGTTGCTCGATGCAGAGCCAGCACCCGCACAACCTGTAATACCAGAACAGTCAGAACTACGCTACGGCGATAACGTCCTGTGGTTCTTGAATGAGCTTGCGGCTTTTGATGCATCTGACATCGATAGTGATGATTTTGACGTCTACGGCGAGGATCGGAACGGCATGGAAGGTTGCGCCACTATCAGCATTACAGAACTGGCAGCAGATGCCGCTAAGTTGTTATCAGCACAACCTGTAAGCGAGCCTTACAAGTTGCCGGATGGTTGGGTAATGGTTCCTGAAGAAGCAACCATAGCTATGCTAACTCTTCTTGGTCTGACGGGAAGCTTCGATTTTATGCAGCAGAAATACAAAAACATGCTTGCCGCAGCCCCTGCACAGGAGAGCGAATAACATGGCTAAAGCAACTTATCTAAAAGACCTGCTAAAAGCATATACAGCAGAGCAAAGCGCTCGATGGGTTAGAACTAACTCCCCATACAAAAATATGAACAAAGCCCGATGGATTGGAATTATGAATGCTTATAACCGGAAGGTTCTCAGAAAACAGCGCCGCTCAGTTGGAAAATCAAATAAATTTGGCGTTCGACTAACAGCATCATCAATGGCTTTGGCGCTTCGTGAAATGAATATGTTGGCGGCGGTGCGGCGCACCCTTCGTGCTGATAGAGGGAAGAATAATGGCTAACAGAACAACAAACAGAAAAGCGCGCCGATTACTTGGCATGAGCTACAGAATAAGCAATAAACCTAACAATATCGTCTTCCTCTTCCCGATCCCTGACTTCGGGCGCTTTCAGTTACCAGAGCATTTACAATCTCATGATGTGGTTGTCGTAAAACCTGCTCCATATACTCTTATGGGAATGCTATGCGATGGTTATGGATACTATCCAGTGAGTGCATTTTATCCTGCTTATATAACCAAGCCAGATAAATCGCGGGAATAAAACAGTAACTACCAATACATCAAGAAACACAATAATACTATGATATTAAAAGGTTTTTCATGAAAAACAACTTCCATAACGTGTAATGCCTTGCTAAGATTATTTGGAAATAATAATCCAATGTATTCGGAGGTGGGCAGTGAGCATAAGTGATCTATGTCATGAGCAAGCTAAATGGGCGCTTGAGATGCTAGGCAGATCTGGTGTCCTAAGTCAGTGCAAAACTCATGAAGGAGTATATATTGAGCAGGGAAATGATGTTGATTCCGCTTATAAATATATTGCTGGAGTTTTTAGAAATAACAGTGAAAAGCCTCCATTCACTAGCCTAACCGAGGCTAGAGACTCAATTAAACAAGCATATGAAGATCATTGTGGGAATGATTGCTGTCCTTTATGCTTTAGAAATATAGAAGATTAAATTTATTTTATAAACGCACCCAAATTGAATACTGGATGCCTTTGAATATTGCATAACCTCGCTCCGGCGGGGTTTTTTATTGCCTAAATTTGGAGAAAACATGCAAATCGAAATCGGCGAATACGTCATTACGAGTGACACATACAACCTGATACTTAACGAGAAAAAGGTAGCAAAGGAAGGTAAATCGGCAGGTGAAGAGAGGCTTCAGTCCATCGGGTTTTACTCAAAAATTTCCACGCTTATCTCTGCATTAATTCAGCGCGAGGTTCTGCTCTCTGACGTCCAATCATTACAGGCAATGCAGCAATTAATAGAGCGAGTTTCATTGCAGTGTGAAAAGGCTTTCAAGGACTTTAACAATGCGACACATCATCAAGGGTAATCCAACACAGATAGAACGCTCAGCAATGGAAGCGGCGCTTAAACATCACCAAGCCAAATACGGTGATTACGCCCCATCTAAAGAGTCAGAAAACTACACCGTTTTGGTTGATGGAATGAAAATCGTCGTTGAAATCATGAACCGTAAAAAATCATATGTGGCTACATCGATGATGCGGCCTAGGGATTTATCGAAGGTTTGGGGGAATGCAGCGTGAATAAATACAAACTTATTTATGCAGACCCGCCGTGGACATACCGAGATAAGGCGGCAGATGGCGAGCGCGGAGCATCATTCAAATATCCCACAATGAGCATATTGGACATATGCCGCTTACCTGTATGGGACTTAGCTGATGAATCTTGTCTTCTGGCGATGTGGTGGGTACCAACGATGCCAGTCGAGGCATTGAAGGTTGTCGATGCTTGGGGATTTAGATTGATGACTATGAAGGGATTCACCTGGCACAAAACAAATCGACGCAAAGGGAACAGTGCAATCGGCATGGGCCACATGACAAGAGCTAATAGCGAAGATTGTTTGTTTGCGGTTCGTGGTCGGCTGCCAGAGCGATTTAACGCAGCAATATGCCAGCATCAAACTTTCCACCGCGCTGAACATAGCGCCAAGCCCCCAGAGTTTCGCGATCTGCTTGTCAGCTTACTAGGCGATGTGCCTCGTATTGAGCTATTCGCGCGGCAACAGGCTGATGGTTGGCATTCGTGGGGTAATGAGGTCGGTTGCAACATCGAGTTTCAGCAAGGAGTGAAAGCGGCATGACATGACAGCAGAACAAGACAACGCATTAAGAAATGTGGCAAGAGCCCTTCCCACCGAACTCCGCAGCAAAAACAATTCTCAAACATACCGCCAGTTACTCGATAAGCATTCAGCAAAGATAGCGCCACTATGCGGCAGGTTTAAGCCGTGGATGGTGCTGTCTTGCTACTGCATGAAAGTGACGGATAAGGATAAATGATGGAGAAATTCAGTCTAAACCGCCACGAGGCCGCCGCCTTCATTGGGATAGATAAAGACACACTAACTCAGTGGTGCCGGTCTGGGCGCATTGCTTACACAAAGAAAAACCCTCTAAAACCAAACTCCCCTACATGTTCACTCGCACTGCATGCATTGCGGCGCTAAACAATCCGATCCAAACTGTGCCGGTGAGCGCGGTTGGTGCGACAGGAGAATCATTATGTCACTCTTCCGCAGAGGTGAGACTTGGTACGCCAGTTTCACAAAGCCAGACGGTGGCCGTATTAAGCAGTCTCTTGGGACAAAGGACAAAAGGCAGGCCCAAGAACTGCACGACCGCCTAAAAGCTGAGTTATGGCGAGTTAGTCGGCTGGGGGAAACTCCAGCCATGACGTTTGATAACGCATGTGTTCGATGGCTAGAGGAGAAAGCAGCAAAGAAATCCCTAGATGATGATAAGAGCCGTATCCGGTTCTGGTTGTCACATTTCAGCGGCGTGCTATTGAAGGATATCACTGAGGAGAGGATTTACTCTGCTATCCAGAAAATGACAAATAGGAGGCATGAGGAGAATTGGAAGGCCAAATCCGCGGCGATGATCAAGAAGGGAAATGTTCCACCGGCGTTCAAGCCAAAAATGGCGGCGGTGGCAACGAAGGCGACTCACCTTTCATTCATAAAAGCGTTGCTACGGACGGCGGAGAGGGATTGGAAGATGCTAGAAAAGGCTCCGATCGTAAAAGTACCGCAGCCGAAGAATAAGCGCATTCGCTGGCTTGAACCAGTTGAAGCGCAGCGGTTGATAGATGAATGTCCAGAGCCGTTGAAGTCGGTAGTTAAGTTCGCACTGTCTACCGGCCTGCGTCGCTCAAACATCGTTAATCTGGAATGGCAGCAGATTGACATGCAGCGTCGCGTGGCTTGGATTAATCCTGAGGAAAGCAAATCAGGGAGAGCTATTGGCGTAGCACTCAATGATACAGCATGTCAGGTTCTTAGAAACCAGATCGGAAAACATCACAAGTGGGTTTTTGTTTATCAGGAGAAATGCACTCGACCAGATGGAACAAAGACGGATGCCGTGAGGAAAATGCGATACGACGCAAATACAGCGTGGAGGGCTGCACTAAAACGAGCTGGAATAGAAGACTTCCGCTTTCACGACCTGCGACATACGTGGGCGAGTTGGTTAGTTCAGGCTGGAGTACCGATATCGGTTCTGCAGGAAATGGGGGGCTGGGAATCTATCGAGATGGTTCGGCGTTATGCGCACTTGGCACCAAACCATTTAACTGAACACGCTAAGCAAATAGACACCATTTTTGGCAATGTTGTCCCAAATATGTCCCACTTGGAAAGTTCAGAGCAATTAGTTTCGTATAAGTGATTGATTTTGCTGGTGCCGATAAGAGGAGTCGAACCTCCGACCTTCGCATTACGAATGCGCTGCTCTACCAACTGAGCTATATCGGCACTGAGGATTTATTTGCTGAGGAAACGCCTGAAGTGCGGGAATTACGATAGTTAAATTCATCAATAGCGTCAAGGTGCTCGGGATTCGTATGACTATTAAATCAACACAAAAGGCCATTTTGTTCTTAAGGTGATTTTCCTTAGGGAAATTATTTATATCTACAAATCCTATCAAGCCGCACACATACGACATCAGACCGGGCGTTTTTTCGTTAGGCTGGAACACGTATTCCATTATTCAATGGATAATTGGAATTGCCGTTAACCCATCACGGAGTCTGTTATGTCTATCTCATCTCGCCTCAATCGCCGGTATATTCTGGCGCAGCGCCCTCAGGGAATGCCTTCCGATCAAGATATTCGTTTAGAGGAAATAGCTCAGCCAGAACCGGTACAAGGGCAGGTTTTACTGCGTACGCTTTATCTTTCGTTAGATCCTTATGTCCGTGGCCGTATGGATGATACGCCGTCTTATTCGCCTCCGTTGGCTATCGGTGAGGTGATCTGCGGCGGTACGGTGTGTCGCGTTGAGCAATCGCTGAATGAGAAATATCAGGTTGGCGATTTGGTTTTGGCCTACACTGGTTGGCAAGACTATGCATTATCAGACGGTGAAGGGCTGCAAAAGCTAGACGCCAATATGGATCATCCTTCCTACGCCTTGGGCCTATTGGGGATGCCTGGTTTTACGGGCTATATGGGCCTCACCGATATCGGCAATCCACAGCCGGGTGAAACCGTAGTTGTGGCCGCCGCAACAGGTGCCGTGGGTTCCGTTGTGGGTCAGGTAGCAAAACTACGCGGCTGCCATGCGGTCGGCATTGCCGGTGGTGCTGAGAAATGTCGCTATGCGGTTGAAACGCTGGGGTTTGATATTTGTCTTGATCATCAAGCACCGGATTTTGCCGTGCAGCTAAAACGAGCCTGCAGCAAAGGCATCGACGTCTATTATGAAAACGTCGGCGGCGCCGTTTTTGACGCGGTTCTTCCTCTGTTGAATACCAAGGCAAGAATCCCAGTATGTGGCATGATCAGCCAGTACAACGGCCATCATAGCGACCACCAGCAAGACCGTTTACCACTGCTGATGTCGACCATCTTGAAAAAACGCATGCGCGTTGAAGGCTTTATTATTTCTCAGGACTATGGCGATCGTTATCCTGAATTTTATGCCCAGATGAGCACATGGCTGGCGCAAGGAAAAATCGCGTTTAAAGAAGATATTGTCGAAGGACTTGAGAACAGCATTAGCGCCTTCCAAGGGCTATTGAGCGGTAAAAACTTTGGTAAGCTGATTATTAAAGTCGCGGAATAA